TGGTCTGTACAGTCTCCTAAAAAGAATGAATTCAATACTCCATATAAATTACATCAAGGCGAAGAAGCCAAGGCTCACGCCGAACGCATAGGTGGAAAATTAGTAAAAGTTGATCAACGTGGTCATGCTATTAGAGCATCAGAAGGTGTGGCGGAAGAAAAATGTCCACATTGTGGTGGTGAGTTAGTCAGTGAAGATATGATTAACGAAAAGAAAGATGCCTGCTATTACAAAGTCAAGCGCCGTTATAAAGTATGGCCCAGTGCATATGCAAGTGGTGCATTAGTTAAGTGCCGCAAAGCTGGTGCTAGTAACTGGGGCAATAAAAGCGAAAGTGTTATGGATGAAGCTGTTGACCCAAATCAAATAGCTAAAGTAAAAGCGGCACAACAAAAAGCCCTACAAACAGCAAAAGCTGTAAAAAATTATGAAGGTGATTTGATTAATGTCTTAGGACAAGTTGATCAAATTGCTAAAAGTGCAGGTGTTGACTTAGACTATCATTTAACAGATGCTAAACAATCTGTTTATGACTTAGAAAATGCTTTCTTTAAAGCAGCAACTGAACCATTTGAAGATATGGTTGATTATATTGAATCAGAAAAAATGAATACACATGAGGCAGCAAATCCAGCACAACAAGCAGCTATTGCTATCGCTATGAAAAAAGCTGGCAAAAAGCCAAAAAACGAAGATACTTCATATGCAGGCGGCGGACAAGGTGGTGCAGCAGGACAATCATATCGTTTGTTCAAAGCTAAACCAGCTGGTTTAAAAGAAATGGATAGTTTTGATAACGCTGTAAATTATAAAGCCGTTCCAGCTGGTTATAAAGAAAGTGCAATTATGAAAGGTATTCAAACTGAAAAGTTTGATCCAAATGTTCCTTATTATACTTTAATGATCGATGGTAAACCAAAAATTACTATGAAGAATCTTGATGCTATGCAAGAGTTAGTAAAAGATTACAAAAAAGCAAATCCTAAGGCTGACGTTAAAATAAAATCAAGTGTAGAAGTAGAAGAAGCACGTACAATAGGTTTATATAATCCACAAACACAGAAAAAAGAATATCGTGTAGTTTATGCTAACAATAAACCTGTAATGTATTTTGGTATAAATGATATAACTGAATTAAAATCATTATTGGATTACATGCAAGAAAAGAATCCTAATGTAAAAATAGAAGTTAAAAAAGAAATTGTTACAGAAGATAAAGAATCAGCAATAAACACAGACAAATTAACTGATACAATTGTTGACTTTTATAAAAACACACTTAACGGCACTAGTGCAAAACCTGTAAAAGATTTTGATAGTAAAGCACAAGAATTAATCGGTCAAGCTACTGATGCTAGAATTAAAAAGAAAGTAATATCTGTATTAAACAAAGCACGTGAAAACCCAATGATTCAAGGTGGAGTTATCACAGCAGTAAGGGCTATACTTGCAGGCAAAATACTTGGCTTTGCTAGTGGACATGATTTAAGTCCACGTGAAACAAATGTATTATTGCAAGGTATATTAAACACTGTTATACCAACAATGGTAAGCATAGTTAATAAAAAAGACTGGAAATCAGCAATCAAATATGTATTGGCAAGTTTCTTAGTTGGCGTTGGTATGGCATCATTAGAAGAAACTAATAGCACTGGCATGGGCGGCGGTAGCGCGGGTGTTGGTGGCGGTGGAATGCCAAGGGGAACATACGAAGAAGAATATGGACCTTTTAAAAGCAAAGGTCCTAGAAGAATAACAGCAATGACATACTAGGAGATTATAAATGTCACACTTAAAAGATGTAAATATGAATTATGTAAAGCATTTATTAAGAGCGTGGCAAATAGCAGTAGTATTAATAGTGCATGGTATATTTCCAAATATTTGGCAGCACAAAGCAAGCGATATGATTAATAAAAGGTAAGAATATGTTAGCAGAACAATTAAAAGTATTATTAGGTAGCACATTTGTTTTATACACAAAAACACATGGCTTCCATTGGAATATTGAGGGAAGTAATTTCCCACAATATCATAAGTTTTTATTAAAGACTTATGAAAACATTTATGAAACAATAGATGTTGTTGCTGAATACATCAGAACATTAGATGTATACACACCAGAAACATTGGCTAGAATGTTAGAGTTAAGTGTTATTAAAGAACAACCAATGATTCCTCGTGCTGAATTAATGTTAAGAGAATTATTAGCAGATAGCAAAATAATGACAGGTTTAGTTACTGAAATTTTTGATGTTGCTACCGAAGCTAATGCACAGGGTATTGCTAATTATATGGCTGAACTTCAAGACTTATACACAAAACTTAGTTGGATGTTAGAAGCAACATTAAAAACAGAAAGAGAATAATATGAAAAAATTATACATTATCGGAGCTTTGTTACTATTAGGTTATTGCACAAGCAGTAATGCATGGACACAACGTGATCCATTGCCAGTGTCACAATGTAGTGTACATGCAGTTTATGGCGCACCTATTAGTAAAACACAGTTGACACAGATTTGCCGTCAAGCATATCTAGTTGGTTATGACGCAAGTAGTAAAATTCCAGAATACGTAGAATGGACACTAACACCTGATCACGCATTAGGTTGTGTTGAACGTAGTAACGCATTTACAAGTGATAACAGTATTAAAAATGGCGCAACACCAAATGACTACGCAAAAACAGGTTATGACAAAGGTCATATGGCACCAGACGGCGATCAAAGCTGGGACCAACAAATTGAATATGAAAGTTTCTTAATGACTAACATGACACCGCAAGCAGGTAGCTTGAATCGCGGTATATGGAAATTATTAGAAACAAGTTTTCGTGGTTGGGTAGTACAAGGCAACACAGAATATACAGCAATCAGTGGTGCTATCTATGATAGCAATGACAAAAAGATTGGCAGTGGTGTAGTTGTTCCACACGCATTTTTCAAAGTTATATTCAATAATAAAACTGGTGAATACGCAGGTTGGGAATTTCCACATGTTGATCCATATCCTAACTTAGGCAATGACTTAACTAAGTTTCGTAAACCAGTTAAAGACATTATGACTGACAGTGGCATGATGATTATGTTACCTAAAAACGGTAAAGAATTAGCTGTTGGTAAAGAATGGCCTATTGACTACGGCAAACTAACTAATGCTAAAAAAGCTAAGTGCGGTGCTAATGCTAAGGACGACTAATGGAAGATTGGGAAAAGGAACTTGAAAAGTGGAAACGTATTGCTGGTGTAGATAAAATCAGCGATATTAAAGATAAACAACGTCCTAATATTGCTCAGATAATAAAAGATCGTGGTATTAAGGTAGGCAGTAAAGAATACATGGATTTAGCCTTTGGCAGAAATACTAAAGAAAAGACCCTGTATGGGCTACAATTGACGATTATGAGTATGCCAGCTGGGTTTCGTGGTAGGGTTAAAAAACGATGAGAGCGAACGAATTTTTAATTGAAGACACTGAACCACATAAAGAATATTATGATGGGTTAATGCTCAGCCTAGGTAGTGGCACAAATAATGAAATTAAATTAACAGCTTACGACAAAACAGGCAACATAGAATTAGGACATGTTGATTGGAAAGTCAGTGGTCCTAAAAAAATCTTTTCATACTACACACATGTTAAAAAACCCTATCGAGGACAAGGTATCGCAAATAAAATGTATAATTTTATGAAAAATAAAGGTTATACAATTAAGAAAAGTCAAGGGCTAACACACGCGGGTAAACGGTTTTGGAACAAAAATCGCGGAACTGAAGAGATTTGGGAAGCAGCTAATTATCTAGTAAGACATAAACATACAAAACAAGTTATAGCAACTTTTAGTGACTATGATGAAGCTATGGAATTTCTAATGCGTATGCCATACGATAAACGAGATCAGTATGTTGTAATGAATAAACCTGTGCATATATGAAACCATTTGAATTTATTTCCGAAGTTAAAACATATTCAGCTTTTTACTTTGCAAAAAAAGCAGCAGATAAACTTGGACATAAGGTAGTTAAAAGCCCGGCAGGATATTACACAACAGCACAACTTGATGACCCTCGTCCTGCAGTAATGATCAACCCAAATAGAGAAGATATAGAACCTAGATTAAAAGCTGAATTAGAAAAACTTATAAAACAAAAAAAAGAATTCTTAGCATTACAATTAAAAGTTTCTTCAGGTTTTCTACAAGGTAAAGAATACGAAGATCAAATCACTAGAGAAAAATGGCGAGAAATAAAAGATAATATAAAAGGTGTGCGTAGACAATTAAAATTTCTACCCCACAAATATATCACAGAACAATCTATTCAAGAACAAAGCCCTGACACATTAGAGGGAAGTTTTACAGTTGATTTGGTAGACAGTAAAATGTGGTTGTGTCAAAAGTTAGCTAAGTTATTAAAAGGTAAATCAGCAGGCAGAATTTATGCATTAGGTAGTTGGTATGGCAATATTGGGATATTCTTACAACAAGCTGGCATAAAATTTGATGATTTAGTATTAGTAGAAACTGATGAAAAACTATTAAACGCTAGTGAAAAATTATTACAACCTTTATATGATGAGGGAAGAGTAATATTATTACATCAAGATGCCAAAGATGTAGTTTATGAAAAACCAGCAACAGTAATTAATTGTTCTACTAATGACATGGATACGGATTGGTTAGATGCTGTACCTAACAATGTACTAGTAGCTATGCAAGGTCGTAATAACGTAGAAGACGTTCCAACTAGAACTTCAACGTTAGAAGAATTTGATGAGTTGTTTCCATTACGCAAAGTAGTATATCTAAACAAAATTTCATTAGAAGATCCCGAAGTCAAATATCAACGATATATGAAAATTGGTTTTAAATGAACATAAAAGACTATAAATGTTTTTTACAAAATAACTTTTTATCAGAAGATTTGTTTTCAGCATTAATGCAAACAAAAGAATCATACGTAACTAGAAATAATATAATAGTAGATTCTAATAAAAATGTAGATTTTAAAAACGAAGGCTCAGAGGGTTGGGTACGTACCTATGTGTCTGAGTTAGATGATCTTGCTAGTATTTTTAATATTCATTTTATTGAATTGTTTAAGTTAACCAAACAAAAATTAATAATTGAGGGTGCTAGTAATCCTAGATTGCACGGTATTAGGTTTTATCGTAATCCTGAATCAATGGCCTGGCATAAAGATTACCACGAAGACAATATACCTGATAATAAAAGATTGTTGTGTGTTTTTATGTTGGGTCCAGAATTACCTGAAAATCAAAGCGATACTTTTACAGTAAGTATATATCCAGATAGTCCCGGGCATTGGGGATTGGGGTTTGTAGCACAGTTAAAACCAAAAACAATTGTAGGACATAATCAAATGTTTGGGCATGAATTTTTTCATCCTAACGTAAATACTATGGATAATCGTGATATTTTAACATTACTATGGTATGACGAATAATGAACATAAAAACCTATACAATAGATAATCATAACGTATATCAAGTATTTGATGTATTAGATGATTTGGCCTTTAATAATATACAACAACAAAAAAGTAATTTGTGGTTATGTCCAGGGGAACACAATATTAATCCTGTAATTAGATGTTTTGATATTCCTAACTATACAGAATTAGATAACTGGGAATTTAATATTGGTTCAGCATTTGTAACACTTCTTAAAACAATCAACAAAATTATAAGTGAAATTGAAAATACTGACATAGAATTAGTGCAGGTTGGAGCGCAAAAAAATAATCAAAGACATGGATTCCCCTGGCATAAACATCGCTTACCAACAATAAAATATAAAAATAATGAACTTTATGTAGGCATATTTTATACACATAATAACTGGGATCAAGAATATACCAACAAATTTGATGGGTCTTTAAGAGTTAGTATTGACGAACAACATAGTGGGTTTAAACTGCCTTGTATTTCAAATTCATTGGTTATACATGATAGTTATTTTGGGCATTGTTTGGACAATTTATTACCTGGCTGTCCAATAGAACGTGAATGTTTTTTTTCAAATTGGGCAAAAAAATGTATAAAAAATTGACATAAAATTTAAAATGTGCTATACTAATAACCTTTGTAATGTGATAAATATAGTAGAGGAAATGTTATGAGAAGTAATGAATTTTTAATCGAAAAGAAACATAAAAAAAGCCCCGTAAAAAAGGCTAAACACGATGATTGGGAAGATCAAGACGACTTACCTAATGATCCAGATGAGGATAAAGTTCCGCATATTTTAATGCAGTTACGCAAAGCTTTAGACGTTGACGGTGATTATCCTGTTAAGTTTAAAGACGGCACAAAACATAAAATTCCACACGAAATCAGCAAAAAGTTCGTAGAACGTTACTTAACATTAAAACCAGCTGATCGTGAAGTCATGCAAGACATGGCTGTTGCTAGTTTAGAAGGCTTTAAAAAAGCATTATCTCAAAAATTTAGCCCTCTTAGTGAGCCTAGCATCTACGATAGATAATATCGTCACATTAAAACGACCCAAAAACGCTAAATATATCAGTAGACCTCTATATGAGGTTTACTTTTATATAGGTGTTAAATGCAGGCTATTTTTGATTTAATAGGTAAAGTAGGGTTTCCAATCGCAAGTGCCATGCTTAGTGGATTCTTTATCTTTTTAAGTGTAAAGTACATACTTAAAGGGGTAAGTGACAAGGTTATGGGGTTAAAGGGTATAATTACAGCATTAGACAATCGTGTTAAAACCATGAATAATGATGTAATTCGTGTTGATATGACTATCAGCAATTTGTTAGGACTTAAACCAGACATTGATCGCATCGCTAGAGCAGATGGTAAGGTCGATGCAAGACGAGACTAAATCTATGGAATCGGAAGATACTGTATTCAAAGGAAAGTTTTCCTTGACCGAAGGGCACAACATAGTATTTGACAAGAAGTTAACAGCAGAAGAACTTAATGTCAAAGAAGATGAGCAATTCGTTGTCAAGATTGTAGATGGAATAGTTAATTTGATTAAAGTGACGTGGTAAATGGAAGCACAAGCATTAGCAAAAATAGGTGATTTAATAAGTCAATATGGCTTTCCTATTGTATCAAGTGTTATGTTGCTTTACTTAGTATGGTTTATATGGAACTATATTACTAATCACATTGAGAATGTGCTTAAAGAAAGTAACATTACACTAATCGCTTTGATTGACAGAATTAGAATGTTGGATAATGATATTATTAGACTACAACAAAAGTTAGATACTACTATTATACTGCGTGACGCACAAGAATTGAGAAACAAAGCGCAGGGTAAAGGTGGTAAAGAAAAAGTTAAGGTTGATAGTAAATGAACATGAAATTAAAACTAGAAGTCTTAAAAGTGCTCTTGCTTGAATTAGAGTGGAGCAGCGAAAAGAACAAGGAAAAGAAAGATGAGAAAACTAACACAAGCACTAGTGTTCCTGCTACTACTGGGGGTAGTGACAAGAAGTAACAGTGCGCCACTGCCAGACTTTCAATTTAAAAGTCCGAGTTTTAATGGGCAGAATTACGGCACCTATGTTCTAACAATTGAGAACGAAGAATACACACGCCAACAAGCAATACAACAAGCATTATTGGCTGCTCAACAACAAGCCATCAACGATGCTAAAAACACACCATTAAACGAATTCTTAGCCAACTTAGAAAGTAGAATACTAGCACAAGTTAGTCAAAACTTAGCCACTGCTATGTTTGCAGGTGGCAGTGCAACAAGTGGCACATTTGCTTTCCAAGGTAATACAATTTTTTGGCAAAACACTGGTGGAAATATTGTATTAACAATTACTGATAGTTTAGGCAACACAACAACAATTACTGTACCATTAGGCACATTTAATATAACAGGAAGTGGAACAGGTCCATGAAAAAGTTATTAATATTATTACTAACGCTATCATTAACTGGATGTGCGTTACAACAGAAAATGTTTAAAGAGGAATTGCCTACTGTCGCTCCTAATAGGTTGCAGCGTGAGTTTGATATTATACCTCCTCCAGCAAGTCCTAAAGTTATAGTAAGCGTTTATAAATTTACAGATTTAACAGGTCAACGCAGAAACAGTGGCACATATGCTAGTTTTAGCAGTGCTGTTACACAAGGTGCAGAACCATTCTTAATACAAGCATTACAAAATGTAGGCAAAGGTCAATGGTTCGATGTTGTAGAAAGAACAAATGTTGATGACTTAATTAAAGAGCGCACCATTATTAAACAAATGCGTGATGCTTATGAAGGTAAAGATGCTCAACAATTGCCGCCAATGCTATTCGCAGGAATAATATTAGAAGGTGGTATTGTAGGATATGATAGCAGCACAGTAAGTGGTGGCTACGCATATCGTTGGTTAGGCATTGGTCCTAGTACACAGTACAGTAAGGACATAGTAGTTATTAGTCTCAGAGCAGTAAGTGTTGCTACAGGTAAAGTCTTAGTAGCAGTTACAGTTACTAAGACAATATACTCAACGGCAGATAGTGTTGCTGTCTTAAGATTCTTCAGAGAGGGAACACAGTCGTTTGAGTTGGAAACTGGCTTGACAATAAACGAGCCAGGTACATTAGCAGTTAAGACCGCAATCGAGGCTGCTGTTGTAGAGTTGATAAAAGAGGGTGAACATAAAGGGGTTTGGGATTTCAAATATCCAATGCCACCCCCAGAAGAATCTTGGTGGGATAAACATGTAGACACAACCAATAATAATAATAAAGTGTCTGAGGAAAAATAAAATGAAGTTCAGTAAATTAATTGCCTTAGTTTTAGGATTATTAATAACTGTTACAGCAGTTGCAGGTGACAATAGTATCTATATCAGTCAAACTGGTAGTAATGCTACTGTAAGTGTAACGCAAGATGGTGCGGGTAATATTTTACAAGGGTTGCCAGGAGCAGGTAATGGTAGTACCAATCCTGCGATTATTAATGGCGACAACAATAATGTTACAATAAACCAAGTTGGTACAGGTAATACATTAAGCATGGGTATTGCTACAACTACAGCAAATGGAGTTAGCAATGGTAATAATTACACCTATAGTTTAACAGGTAATAATGGCAATGCGATTATTGACAGTAACGGCGACGGTACTGGTCAAAGCGAAAGCAATAACTTATCTGCTACATTAACAGGTAATTATTCAGGGTTGAAATTCTTTATGCTTGGTAGTCAGAACAGCAGTACAATTACAACTGCAGGTGGTTCATATAACAGTGTGATATCTACTATCAATGGTAGCAATATAACACAAAATATTGACATCTCAGGTGGTGGTAATAATAGTGTGGTTGTCAATCAAGGTATAGGCGGAAGTGCTATAGGTCTTACTGCGGTAAATCTTAGTGGCACAACCAGCGCAACTACTGACAACAATGGATCAGCAAGTATTACAATTGTAGGCGCAAGCAACGAGGTAACATTAGATCAAGAAGGTGGCACAGGCTCAGGTGGGCATACCTTTGTAATTAGTTTAACTGGTAGTAGTAACATCGCAAACATTACACAGTTAGGTACTAGTTTTAATAGTACTATAAACTTACACAGTACAGGCAACGGTAATACATTTACCATTAGTTCAAATACACACTAGAGGTTATAATGACTAAAAGATATGTGGGGTTGGGGTTATTATTATTGATATTCTCACCCCACATCTATGGTAGTGTGGGTAGTATTACAAATCAAATTAAAACAGTTCCACAAATTGTAAGAGATAAAAACACATTGCCGGGTGTTAAGGGCACTGGTGTTGAAATGAATGATACTATTAAAACAACATTAGGTATTGCCGATATTACATTTGTTGATGATACTAAAGTACAAGTCAATGAAAATAGCAAACTTGTTATTGATGATTTTGTTTATGATCCCAAAGGTAAAACTCCCAACAAACTAGGATTAAAGTTTGCTGCTGGCACAGTACGCTATGCTAGTGGCGCTATAGCACATAACAATCCTAACAGTGTGAACATTAACACACCCGCAGCCACTGTGGCAGTTCGTGGTACAGATTTCAGCGCAGTTGTAGATGAGTTTGGCGAGAGTAGTATTATACTATTGCCAAGTTGTCCTGCAAACTATATTAATGTAGAAACCGATTGTAAGACAGGTGTTATTGATGTTTATAATGACGCAGGTAGCGTTACATTAGATAAACCCTTTATGGGTACAAAAGTTGTTAGTAGACAACTTGCTCCCAGTAAACCTGTTGTACTTAATTTGAATCCTAATCAGATTAATAACTTATTGATCGTTAGCCCACCCAAAGAATTCAAACAACAGGAAGTTAGCAAAGACACCAATGTAATTAGACAAAATGGTGACATGTTAGATATTGATTATCTTAAACAAGATTTCTTAAAAAATGAACTAGCAAATTATAATCCATTGGGTGATGATCCATTGGCTATTTCATTGTTACAGCAAAACTTTTTAGATGATATCTTTCATATATTAAGTGAGCAGTTACGTATGGACGCAGCAGCATTATTATCTAATATGTTAAATCCAGAAAATCAATTATTGCCAGATTGGTTCCCAAGTAGTAATGTGACTAAATTAGTCACCCCAATAAATGTAACATTAAGTCGTGATGACGGCAGCGATGTCCAAAGTGTTACTACCACAACGCAAGATCGTGTTACAATAACAATGATTGAAAATGGCGTGACTATTAAGAACCGTGTCAATGACGGCAAAAGTAGTACAATTATATTGAGGCAAAACTAATGAAATACTTACTATTACTATTATTGTTTCCATTAACTTGTTTTGCTCAGAATAACCCAAACATCTATATCAATCAGGTTGGTGACAATAACACATATAATGTCAGTCAAGAATATAGCGGTGACTATATCAAAATCACTGCTGGCTTTATGAGCCCGGTTGACGGCAATTCGTTTACTGTCACACAAAATGGTACTGGATCATTGATTGCTGGCATAGATTTACAAAGTGGTATTAACAATACATTTAATGTTATACAAGGTGGCTCAGGCAATAATGTAGCAAAAATCAATGGCGTTGTCGGTGATGCCAATGGCATTAGTGTCACTCAATCAGGAGCAAGTAACAACACCTTCATACTGTCAACTACAGCAGGAACGCTAAATAGTGCTAATACAGTTAATGTTACACAGAGTGGAAATTCAGGAGCAGATAAAAGTTTTAGTCTAACACTCAATGGAAGCAGCGGTGCAACAGTTACTGTAATACAGGACAATCCTACAGTAAGTAACAGTGGCAGCATGACTATAAGTTGCCTTATTTGCGGTAGTTATAGTTATATTAGACATTAAGGCTGCGATCATGTTAAAGAAAATACTACTCAGTCCTTGGACTGCCTTACTCACATTAGCACTTGTACTAACTGTACGAGTAATCGATACACATTTTGTAGAAAGCATACGTTTGCGTTACTTTGATACGCTTATTGCCAACAAAGAACCCAGTGCGTTAATTGATAGTCCTATTACTATCGTAAACATTGACGAAGAAGCACTTAACAAGTATGGACAATGGCCATTGCCACGAACTGAATATGCCAAAATCGTAAACGAGTTATATGCTAGAAACGCAGGTCTAGTAGTATTAGACATTATGTTTAGTGAACCTGATAGATTAAATGGCGACAGTGCTTTAGCAAGTGCTATGTATCAACATCCTGTTGTACTAGTAAACGTGCCAAGTGATAAAACTAAAAATATTCCAAGAAAACCTGGTACTGCTGTAATCAACAGTGACTTTCAAGATCGCATTGTAAAGTACCCAGGCATTATTGCTAACATACCTGTACTTGAACAAAATGCTGTGGGCATTGGTACAGTTAATACATTGTCAGAAGTTGACGGTGTTACACGCAGAATGCCACTTATTACAAGTGTAGATGGTAACTTATATCCAAGTCTTGTTATGGAAATATTGCGTGTAGCAAGTGGTGACACTACAACACAAATTAAACTCAATGAACTTGGCGTTGAAAAAATGCGCATACCTCAATATGGTCCTATTACAACAGATAATTTGGGTCGTGTTTGGGTAGATTACAGTCAAAGTTTTAATATTAGTAGTTTGTCACATTTGCCAAAAGATTTTAATGGCGGTGTAGTAATTGTGGGCCCAACTGCTGCGGGCATTAGTAACCCAGTACCAACAAGTATTGGCGCAGTGTATCCACATTATCTACAAGCACATTTATTAAACACTATGATGAATGGTGTTGTGATTAGTCGCCCAGATTATGCTGACGGCGCCGAATTACTTGCTATATTGGTGTTAGGTATAGTATTATTACTATTAACGAGGTATGTATATGTCGGTTTGGGATCGGTTGTTGCTATCGTTTGTGGTATTGCGTATGCTAGCCACTGGGCTTTTACTAATCATCTTTTACTATTTGATATCACTTTCCCCATCGGAGCTATCATCCTTGTGTCACTCCATGCCTATGGTGTCAAGTTTGTCTCAGAATTTTTGCAGAAGCAACAAATAAAGAAACAGTTCGGCACTTACTTGTCGCCAGCAATGGTTGAGAAGTTACAAAAGAATCCAGAGTTGTTAGCACTTGGCGGCGAATCAAGAGAACTGTCAATTATGTTTACTGATGTTCGCGGCTTCACAACTATCAGCGAACATTATGGTAAAGACGTTCAAGGTCTAACAAAGATCATGAATCGTTATATGACAGCAATGACTGCCAAGATTTTAGAGAACAACGGAACTCTTGACAAGTACATCGGCGATGCGCAGATGGCATTTTGGAACGCTCCACTTGATGATGCAGACCACGCTAAAAACGCATTGCGCACAGGTCTAGCAATGTTAAAAGACTTGGAGAAATTTAATGAAGAAATTAGTAAAGAAGGAGTGCCTGCTTTTGGTATGGGTCTTGGCATTAATACCGATACAGTGGTTGTTGGTAACATGGGTAGCACGCAACGTTTCGACTACACATGTCTCGGGGACGGTGTCAATCTCGCTAGTAGATTGGAAGGACAGTCAAAGCCCTATGGAGTCAAAATCATCCTCGGACCAAGAACAGCAGAATTAGTATCTGATGAATTTACAGTTATTGAATTAGATTTAATTGCTGTAAAAGGTAAAACCGAACCTGTAAAAATTTACACAGTTGCCCCATTTGACGATGCTACAGCAATGTCACAACATGAAAAATTCTTAAAAGCATATCGCAAAGGTGATTGGAAGAGTGCCAAGTTTTATATCAATGGTATAAAAAATGATGGCTTACTAGCTAAGGGCTGGAAAGGCGAAATGCACAAGTATTATGAATTAATGCTTGAGCGTATGGAAGGTAATGTCCCAGATAATTGGGACGGTGTATTCAGAGCAACATCAAAATAAAAGGAAACAATATGTTAAAAGATTTGTCTATACAAGATTTAGCATTGACAATGGCAAGATTTGCCAGTGATGCATATAATGACGATTGCAGTCAAGAGTTTGAATCATATGGATTTGAAACATATCAATTTATGAGCAACGAAGGTGCTCACGGACATCTAGGTAGCAGTGATGCTGAAATTGTTATAACATTTAGAGGCACAGTTCCTACACATATTAGCGATTTAGCAGCCGATGCAAATGCATTACCTGTACACGATGACAATGGTTTTGTACACGATGGTTTCAAAAAATACGCAACACATTTAATGCCGACCGTTTTAGAATTTTTAGATAAAAACAATGCTAGTAGAAAAGACATTTATATTACAGGTCACAGTTTAGGTGCAGCTATGAGTTTATACTGCACACGTATATTAGAAGATCATAATTATACAGTTAAACAATTAGTATCATTTGGTCAACCACGTTTAGGAAACAAAGCATATGTAAGTGCAATTAAAACACCTCATCTACGTTTTGTGAACTGTAACGACATTATTACACATGTTCCACCCCCAGAATTAGGTTATCATCATCATGGTCAACTGTGCTATATTAACTATTATGGCAACATTCGACCTGTAACCAAATGGCAACGTTTCAAAGATAAATGGCGTAATCACTATCATTCATGGTTAAAAGGCAAGTTTGCTGATAGCCTAGAGGATCATATGATGGATGGTTACATTACTAAATTAAAAAATATTAGAGATACAAATCAAAGTATTGATTAAGCTGATACTTTGGTATATACAAAGTATAATCTATCATTACTATCTTTTTTAAAGGTATCTAATGATAGGTTATACTTCATAGCAAACTCATGCGCTGTTTCAAATGACCATTTAAATACATCTACCCAAGGTCCTTTATTATGTTGAATTCCAGGATTAACTCTAAAATACATTTTACCTTTGGTTTTTAATAATTTAACACACGCATTTATACGCTGATCAATATCTTCTTTACTATTAAAATTAATAGATCCTAAAGCAATAATAACATCAAAAGATTCAGGCACAGATGAAAATTCTAATATATCTACTTGATAATCAGCACAGTTATTATAAGGATCTATACCTATTAGGTTATTAATGCGATCTTTAAACTGATTATAACCGCAGCCTACATCTAAAACTTTTGAAGGGTTTAATCTGTTTATTTCTTCTACTAAGTTCCAACCTGTATATAGATATGTTTCAGTTTGTGGTTTCCATATCTCGCTAAAAAATCTACCTGTGTACTTGATATCCAATTCATTGACAATCTGTTCTACTGTGCCAACAAATTCACAATTTAAATCTAAAGTATTATTAATAATGTTTTTAAACTTTTTAAATCTAGCAGGGGTCCAGGGTAACTGATTTACCACAGTATCTTTATTAATTAAAATAGTAGCATATTTAGGTAAATTAAAGCTATTTTGTAAATTTTTGGTTAATAATTGAAAAATTTTAGTGTTCATTTTAAATTTGCCCGTTTTGATAAATAATATTGTGATAAGTATAAAATTACTTATCACTGACAATAACTAGTTATAAATAAAACACAGGAGATTTTACATGTTAACAGGTAAAGAATTTGTTGCTAAAATCGTAGCTGATAACGAAGCACTCTTTGAAGCCTCAAAGATCAACGTTAAAGCATACTTTGATAGCAATCCTTCGCAAGAAGCATTAGTTGAACACTTTGTTGGTCGTATGGTCAATGAACGTATGAACATGGTTGAAATTGCTGCTCAAGTAGCTGCTCTTCCAGCCAACACAAATCCAGAAGAATTGCAATTATTAAGCAAACAAGCTTATGATGAAGCAGTTCACTTCCGCTTAGTTAAAGAAGTAATTGAACACATCACTGGATCAGAATTAGACGTTGAAGCCGCGATCAATGCTGAAGCTGCAAAGCCAACAGCAAAAGGTGCAGGTCTTCTTGCTAAGTACGAAGCAGAAACAGATGCAGCAGCATTAGCCGCTTATCAATTAGTTGCTGAAGGTCGTGCAGAAGCTGTTTGGAATCAAATGGCAGAATGTATTGCTGATAGTTTCATCAGCACACGCTATGCGATGATCGCACGTGACGAAGGCTTCCACAGCAAAATCGGTGCACGTAAGTTAGCAGAATTGGCAAATGATGAAGCAACACAATCACGTATTGCTAAATTAGTTGCTGATATGCGTAAAGACTTATTTGACATTAGCTGCAAGAACACAATGGAAGTTCCAGCTGCTAAGGAATTAGTAACCGCTGCTTATGGTTGGTAATGAACATTGCGCTGACACAACGCACACTTGTTCATAAGAATAGAGCGTATGATAGTTTAGAACAGGGCTGGTACAGCCTACTAAAAAATCATACGCTTTTTTATGTTCCAAATTCCTTAGATCACAAATTCAATTTAGACAACATACAGTTGTTAATTGTAACAGGGGGAGATGATAACCCTGTACGTAGAATAGTAGAAACCAGACTTATTACAGAATGCTATATTAAAAATATTCCAATATTAGGTATTTGTCACGGTGCTTTATTATTAAATGATTTAGAAGACGGGGTTTGCGAACTTATAGATAACCATTTAGATACCACTCATAAAATAAACATGCAGGGTGTTGATTATGAAGTAAATAGTTATCATAATACGAGTATATCTAAACTAGGAAGTGATTTATTGTCATTAGCTACAGCAAGTGATGGTAGCATAGAAGCATTTAGACATCGTAAACGTAGTGTGTTTGGACTTATGTGGCATCCTGAACGTATGGAAAAACCTATATTACCTGAAGAATTAATAACGCTATTATGAAACAAATTCAAATTATCTATCAACCAGGGTATGCTGGTAGTTTTCTAGCCTACTTATTTTCGTTAGATCCAAGTGTTGCTTCATATATGGTTAACACAAATGATGTTAATTTAAGACTAAAATATTATAACTTTAACAACACAAAAAAATTTACAGATTGGGCTGCTTGGCACAAACATAATAGAAACTTGCATTATACATTTTTCCGTCAGACAAGTGTAGAAAGAATTCATCCATTTGAATTCAAATATCCTCTAGATACAAGTTTTTATATAGTCAATTTATCATATAGTGACTTTGCTAATTATTGGTTAATTTCTACTAAACAAAGATGGAATGGATATCCTCATTTACGTCAGGGTGAAATTAAATTAGAAAAAGAAATTAGAAAAACTCTTAATCCTGAACCTATATCAATAGATTTATTTTTTAATAATGATACTTGGGAAGATGAATATAAAAGAGTAAATGATTTAATGGGATTGCCGTTGCAATTAGACGCAGCTAAAATATTATATCAATCATGGTATGACATAAGAGTTAAACCATTAAAAACAGATTTTGAAAATTTAACTGAGGATCAAAGAGTTAAGTTTAATTTACTCAGAAAACAAAGAGAGGAAAATAATGACTAAAAGAATGTTGATATTGACTGGTCCGCAAGGGGCAGGTAATCATCTATGGTCTAAAATATTTTCATTACATCCAGAAGTGTTTGGATGGAAATCATTGTTAGAAAATTATTGGGAACCTCATAGATTCAAAGAACCATTTGCTAAGTATTGGAGAAATCCTGAATCATTAAAAGACTTTGATTGGAATCAAAGTGATTATTATTTTACAAGTATAAGTTGTCCTTTGGGTATTATAGGATCAGAAGTTAATCCAGTTTGGAATCCTGATCTTATGAAATTTATAAAAGCGGCTAGAAACTGTGGGTTAGCTGTTCAAGTTGCTGTTACTGGTAGAGATCAAACTATATTACACTATCAACAAACAAGAATTAGAACTCAATCTACTATGTCATTATTTTACGAACAGTTTAATAGATTAAATCTAGTTCCTTTATATCTATCATATGAATTGTTATATTTGTACAAACATCATTATATTAGAAGTTTAAACACTAATATTCCTGTTGATTGGCAAAGCGAAAAAATAGATGAGATATTAGCTGACGATCCTAATAAGAAATATATACATAACGTAGAGTATAATGAATTAGATGAAGGTAATAAAACAGGTAAGGTATTTACAAAGAAACCATGAAAAAGAAATTATTAATTATTACAGGTCCACAAGGATCAGGCAATCATTTGTTTAGTAGATTGTTTGGTCTACACAAAGATGTAGGTGGTTGGAAAGAATTACAACACGAATATTGGATACCAAGTGACCAAGAAACGTTTGCTAAGTATTGGGTATATCCTGAACAATTAAATGAATTTGACTTTTCAGCATATAAACATTGGGTAGCAAATGTAAGCGTGCCATTTGTATATGATGGTGTTAAACAAGTACCCAAAATATTAGAATTTGCAATTGAAGCAGAAAAATTAGGCTTTCAAGTATCTATAGGTATTATCGTCAGAGATCAAAATATTAACAAACTACAACAACAGCGTGTAAGAAAAGAAATAACAATCAATACCGCATTACAATATTATAAAAGATTGATAGATAGTAATTTTTCTGTAAACTTTATAGATCACGAAGCATTCTTTTTACATAAAAAACACTATCTAAAATGGTTAAGTAAAATATTAAAATTTCCTATAGATTATGAAAAACAAACATTAATGAGATTTATTAATATGGACAAGGATGCTAACTCTAAATATGTACAGTATGTAGAAGAATACTGGTTGGATGAACACGTTTGGAAGGGACTTAAACCTAAAAAAGACAGGGGATTAGAATGAAATATATTTTTGTAGCAGGCGCGCCGGGCAGCAAATGGTCTAGTGTAGTTAAAAATATCTATTATAGTAATAGCATTGATCGTAGTGATTATAGTGATGAACGAACATATTATCACGATGCATCAGGAAAACTAGATTTAATGCATCTAGGTGCATACTTTGATCCTGGCATGGAATTTGAATTACCAGAATACCTAACTTATTATCCAAAAGAAGATGCGGAGAAAATATTTAATAAACCGTTCTCAGGCAAGGGCGTTCGTATTATTAAAAGTCATATCTTTAGCTACAAAGAAAACATAGACTATTTACGTAAGAATTGGCCCGAATGCCCTATAGTATTAGTATATCGTAATAACGATAGTTGTTTGGGATGGTGGGTTCGTTGCGGGCACTTTGATATTACATATCCTAGTTATGTTAGTTACTATAATAACCTACGTCAAATGAGTAAGCTAATTAATGATCAGAATGATGGTATACTTAACGTATGGAATAAGTATCCTGGCATTTATCCTCGCACAAATGTTGAATTAGCAGATAATCTTAATATTGAAATACCAGATGAAAAGTATTATCAACATTATGCAAGTGCTGATATTAAAGTAGCGATTATATGAAATCAAGTTGGGATAAAACAGTAGCTAAAAGCAAGTATCACTTTAATCCAATAAAGTTTGATCCTGCATATGATAGAGTTATTCGATTAGGTAAAATTAATTGTGACTTTAGTAATATTGTAAAAACTGCTGTTGAAAACAGTAAACCTGCAACTTGGGCTACACGTGGATATAAGGCAAAAGAAAACAGTATTCCAAGTGTAGATTTAAAAGAAGAACATTATGATTTAGAACGAATTGGCGTTGATACTGATATGGTTATCACTAATTTGTGTTGGGAATTAGACGATACTTTACAAAAAATCAGTGATTTGTTTGCACTACAAGATTGTATGAATCGTATACATGTACAGTTGCCAGGACAAGTTTGGAACTTACATATTGACAAATTAGAAAAATGGTGTCCTGAAAACCCCAGTAGTGTCATGCGTATTATGATTCAATTAACAGACTGGCAAATGGGGCAGTTTTGGAGTTATGGAACATATAACTTTACTAAATGGAATGCAGGAGATGTTACCACATTTGACTGGCAGAACGTACCCCACTGTACCGCAAATGCTGGACAACATCCTAGAGTTACATTTCAATTAACTGGAGTTAAAACTTCCCAAACTAATGTATTTTTAAATAAATTAGGGTTGGTAGATAGTTATCATGTTTGAATACATTTCTACACATTCATTAGATGAATTAAAAAAACTCTTATGTAGTTTTAACTCAAAACGTATTTGAACCTGCAATGTTATTAACAGATACATTTAAAGCCACATTACCACACGTAGTAACTAATAATAGTTTTTACGAAGATATTGCAAAAACAATTAATCAATCAGTTAATGATGGTAAATTAGGAGTAGCTTTTTATTGTGAGGGTGAAGGATTCTACATTTCTTTTTTAAATATAATAAACAAAGTAATCAAAATTTTGTTTGAAAAATACAATTTTGATAAGAATAAAATTTTTTATATATCAAGTTCAGAACCAGTATCACAAGACATAGAGTTGTATCGTCAATACTGTAAAGAGAAAGATTGGTTTTTTATACCAAACATTATCTATGTTAGTTGGTTTCAATACTATGCAGGTAACGAAATCAACAAATTTAACTTTTTAACAATTAAAAACTTAAAACCCAAAACTAAAAAGAAAAGCTTTTTGTTTTTTAATGGTGAATCAAGACCGCATAGATTATGGTTAATAGGGGAAATCTTTTTACGTAATTTGCAGGATAAATTTTACATATCTATGCAAGATAACAATAAAGTTATATATAACAAACTTGATATAATAAACAATCAAATTAATCAAATTGGTAATAACAATAGGTTTCTTAAAATCGCAGATATATTAAAACAAAATATTAATCTTTTTCCTATGACGTTGACACATAATGGGGTATTACATATTCACACCCCACAAGATTTACAACTTTATAATAATAGCTATATAAGTTTGGTAGCTGAAACTACATTTTTTTCTAAAATAACTGTTAATAATGACATAGAAGGGGGCAATATAAGATCAATGTTTTTAACAGAAAAGACATTTAAACCAATCAAAGCAAAACATCCTTTTATTATAGCTGGCTCCCCATACGTATTGGAAAGGTTAAGAAAAATGGGATATAAAACTTTTAGTCTCTTTATTGATGAAAGTTATGACACAATAGAAGATGATTTTTTAAGAATAGAAGCCATAACAAATGAAATAAGTAGGCTATGTAATTTTACTGAAAAAGAATGGTTAGAATTTCAAGAGTTTTCTATTCCTATTATAGAACATAATTTTAATGTTTTATCAACAAAAACCAATGCAGAGTATCATATCTATCATGTATAAACAATTTTCTTATACGTTTGAAGAATTAGAACAATCATATGTGATACTCACACAGGGTAGGTTTATGCTGCCTAGAATACAAACAATGTTTAAAAATGAAAATTTAAAATTGTCAAAACAGCACACTTATTATGAAAGTTTAGCAGATATTATATTTCAATCTATAGAAGGGAAATTAGGAGTTATTTTTAGTTGTCAGGGTGAAGGTTTTTTTGTTGTGTATTTAAAACATTTGGAAAAGGTTATTAAAATCTTAATAGACAAATATAATTTTGATACAAACAAATTGTATTTACTAACATCATCTGAACCAATTGAGGAAGAAATACAAATTTATAATGATATATGTAGTAAAAATAATTTATTTCCCATAAAACATTTAATTTACGTAAGTATATTTCAACATCAAGCAGCCAATGAAATATTGTATGATCATACTTTTTTAACATTAAAAAGTTTAACTCCAAAACTTAAGAAAAAGAATTTTTTGTTTTTTAACGGGGTAGTAAGACCTCATAGAATGTGGTTAATTGGAGAAATATTTTTACATAACTTACAAGATAAATTTTACATTTCTTTACAACAAGATAGTAACATAGTCTCAGAATTAATTAATGAAATTAACCAACAGTTTAAAAAACATTATAATACAAACAAATTTGATAAAATTGAATCTATCATAAAAGAAAATATAGATATGTTTCCGTTAGTAGTCAGCCCCAATAATAAAAATGAGCATCGACATAATGTTAGTGACTTAAAATTATACAATGACAGTTATATAAGTCTTGTAGCAGAAACGGTATTTTTTAAACATGTAAATATACATAATGAAGGTAATAATGTAAGATCACTTTTTATTACAGAAAAAACATGGAGACCAATTAAAGCAAAACATCCTTTTATTATAGCAGGGGCGCCAAACACATTAAAACGTTTAAAAGAGTTAGGGTACAAAACATTTAGCCCATTTATAAATGAAAGTTATGATGAAATTGATGATGATATACAAAGATTAGAAGCTATTATAGCTGAACTACATAGATTGTGTAACTTTACTGATCAAGAATGGTTATCTTTTCAAGAATTTGCCATTCCTATTATAGAGCATAATTTTAACACTTTAGCTACCAAAACAACTGCTGAATATATATTATTTAAAAATGAATAATTTAAATTATACCAAAATAAGAAAAAAAGAATTAGAGAAATATTTTTTTATAAATTTTAATTTATTAAAAAAAGATTCTTTAAATTGTGATGCTTTAGCCGAAACTATATTACATTCTGTAACAGAAGAAAAAGTAGGGGTTCTTTTTAGCATGTTGGGCGAAGCATTTTATTATCCTTGTATATACAACATAGAAAAGGTGATAAGAATATTATTAGATAGATATAATTTTGATATAAACAAAACGTTTTTATTAGTTTCAGCAGAACCAGTTATTGATAATATAAATTCTTACATTGAATGGTGTAAGAAAAATAATTACGTTGCCATACCAAATTTATTGTTTAACAACACATTTGAATCTAACGCAGCCAACGAATTAATGTTTGATACAAATTTTGTTACAGTACAAAATTTAAGTACCAAAACTAAAAAGAAAAACTTTTTGTTTTTTAACGGTATGTCTAGACCACATAGATTATGGTTAATTGGAGAAATACTTTTGCGCAACTTACAAGATAATTTTTATATGTCTATGCAAAGTACAGCACCAGACATATTAAAAAGACTTCCGTTAATTAGTAAATGTAATAAAGAATTTAATAAAATTGAAACAATTATTACAAAAAACATAGAGTTGTTTCCAATGACATTAACTCATAAAGGTATCAATCATGGGCATACTATACATGATTTAAAACTGTATAATGACAGCTATATAAGTTTGGTATCAGAAACAGTATTTTTTAAAGATATGGCATTTGAAAAGTTATGGGAATTCGATGGATGGCATGTTAGGTCTATGTACTTTACAGAAAAAACTTGGAAAGCTGTAAAAGCAAAACATCCATTTATTTTAGCAGGACCCCCTCACATGCTCAAAAGATTAAAAGAAATAGGATATAAAACTTTTAGCCCATGGATAAATGAAAGTTATGATAATATAGAAAATGATGTACAAAGAATAGAGGCTATAGTTGATGAATTGGAAAGATTATGTAAGTTTACCGACAAAGATTGGTTAGATTTTCAAGAATTTATAATTCCTATAGTAGAACATAATTTTAGCACTTTAAAGTCTAAAGCTAACTATGATGAATACCTGTATCATAATAACAACAGCTATTTTTATCCAAAGATACAATAAACCAAGATAAATACTAGATGCGTACACAAGAATTCATGCACACATTAGCAGACGATAAAAACCAAGCTGATGCATATTTGCGACAAGAAGTAGAAAAATTTGCACAATGGGCGGGCAGACGTTTGCACATTCAAAAAATGCCCGGTATTGATTTAAGCTATGACACCAAAGACGCACAAGATAATCATCATACCGGTCGACATGTACATGGAGATAATAAAGTTTGGGTATATGCTAAGAATAGAAACTTAGTAGATATACTTAGAACAGTATTCCATGAATTAGTACATTGGAGACAAGACGAAATAGGCATGATTAAACCCGGTGATAGTTATCCAGGTAGCCCTATTGAGGCTATGGCTGACATGTTAGCTGGGAAATACATTAAGATATATGGTGAAAAACACCATAAAATCTTTCAATAATTACGTTTCAGTATCATCTTCATTGCGAGAATGAAAATAGTTTTTGATATCTTCAAGTAACTGTGGTTTTTCTACTCTTAATTTAATTAAACCTTGTTCATCATAGTCTAAGTCAGTTAATGGATTAAACTTGTTTTCGCTTAATATTTTCCAACGCCAGTTATACCCACGATTACTTTTCTTACCATGCCAAAAATGATTAAGTGTTAGGTTTACATAACCTACGTTTTTCTTAATATGAACTTTGCATTTATCAGCCCATATTTTTAATGCATCTCCTGAGTAACCACCGGTTTTTTTCTTCATATTTTCAGCAGTAAGTTGATCAGTTAAAGCAAACACCATAAACCAATCTCCTGAACCAACTACTCCCCAGTCAATCAATAATCCTAAATTATCTAATGCTTCACGAGTTGCTGCCCAGGCAAGTCCAGAACGACCTCTATTTTGCTCGGTAAAATCTCCAGTAATCCATTTATATACAAATCCTTTAGCAGTACTGATAATTTCATTATCAGGACCAAGATCGTTTGCTTTTTTAAACATTTGCACCACAGGATGTTTATTCAACGCTATAATAGTTTTTTCTACCCAGTTTTCTTCAACAAAGTCAATGTCTGCATCAATCCAAGCTATATACTTAGCGTCATTTGGTAGTTGCTTAATTCCTATATTAAGTAGATTTTCTTTATACCACAATACTTCATTAGTTCTTAATTGTATATGCCTGGGGCAATTTTCTGAGGTTACAGCAAAATCTTGATCACCAATGGCTAATTCTACAGTATATAATTCAACATTATCAAATTTTTTAAGATATTCTTCAAAATTATGATATAATTTATACCTTGATTGGTAATTTTCAGGGTTAAAGATACATGTAATGACGTATAGTTTTTCGTTGATAGAATCCATAAGTTACTCTTTTTGACGACAATGAAACTCTATTTATACGGAAACTTGCTTATATAATTAAATGGGATAAATACTAGATTATGTTAGTAGAAGACACCGTACAATTTGGGCATTTATTAAATTATCTCACCGAAGCCAGTGCTGTATTGAATTATTTCAAAGGCATAGATGCGCCAGGTGTTAATGAGTTAGTAAAAATCTTACACAAAAAATATAAAATAAGCCACGATCCACATGATATTAAACAAGTCCCAATAAAAAGTATAAACAAAAATCAACTAGAACTAACAAACATTGAGCGCGATCTATATAGCCGCAATTCAAAAGTTATGTTAATATTTGCTTGTGAAGTAGGTGCTGCTGTTATGGAGTTGAAAAATCAAGGTGGATATAATGTACAAACTTATAATACACAGTCTGGCGAACATCATGCATCATACGTAGGTAATTTAAAAGACACTGGAAGCCTTATTAAAGAACACGTTGGCAAAATTAAACAAGCATATCGTATTGTATTACCAGTGTCTACCGTGAAAAAAAATATAAATAAAGATAAAGATTATGATATTCGCCACCTAGCAAAAAAATTTCAACCTGTATTATTAAAAACAGTTGAAAAGTCTATAGCAGATGTTCGTGGCGTTGCTATGAATATGTTAAAAAATGATGCGTATGATTTAATGAAAGATAAAATTCAAAGACTAGATCAATTACATATGTTATACACAGATTTGAAAACCAATAGATTTAGTACTGATCGTGGTAGTAACATGTGGGACGTTTTAAGAGATGCTTTAAATAGAGCAGTAACGTTAACTGTATTAATGTACCATCCAAATGAATTATACAGTCAACAAAAAGAAAACATATTAAATGATGTTATGAATGGTGATTTTAAAAAATTGTCAACGATATTATACTATTTAAAACGCGAATTGGTAGCAACATGAAAATAGCACATATTATTAAAGAAGCAAATGTTTATAAAAAAATAAACGACCCTAAACTTAAAAAAATGATAGCGTTAGCTGTACATCACGACAGATCTTTTCCAAAGGAAGTATTGGTAAAGTTAGGCAGAAATCCAAGTGACGATAATGTTGTAAAAGCATTAAGCGATTTAATTGACAGTCGTTTAAGAGATTCAATGTATGGAGATTTAAGTGGCCCGGGCAAATTTGACGATTGGTTAATGAGACTGTATGCCAATAATGCGCTAAACTGGGAAGATTTGTCAGGTGAAGGCGTGGACATGTTAGGTGCTTATAACGCATTATTAAAAAGAAAATTATTAAAAAGTACCGACACTGATTTAAATCAATATAAAACCATACGACAATTAATTAACAGAATGCAGTACTATAATGCTGAAATATCTAGATTAAAAGATGAAGAACGCATTAACGCCGCAAAGAAAAATAAAAAAGAAATAGTATTAATTGACGATGACAGATATTGGGTATCGATACCTTTAAACTATGGTGCTTGTTATTTTTTCAACAATGCTGCGGGTGTTACTGCTAGATTTTGTACTGGGTCAAGTGATAGCACATGGTTTCACAGATACGCAACGCAAGGTATGATGATTGATGTATTTGATAAATCAAATGGCGGCAACAAATTTCAAAAATGGCAATTACACGCTGCTACAAGACAAATTAAAGATGCTGTCCAAGATTATGAAAGTAGCGATGAAACTTTTGCTAAAATTAATCCAGGATTATTAAAACAAATTACTGATGCTATAGCGCAAAAAGCAGATTTAATTAAAAATGCTAGTAGTGAAACTAAAACACTGGACGGTAGCCCTTTAGTTAGAGACGGGTATAATGCGACCGATGAAATAAAAAAATTGGCAAATGCTTTTCCATTGAGTTACAACAGTGTAGCACCAACTTCAGAACCTTCACAGGGAACTATAGATGCGTAGTGTAGAATTCATGAATACAATCGCCAAACAATACAATTCCTACATAATAATTAAACTTCCATTAACATATCAGTAAAGTTTAATAATAATTTGTGATGATGCCCACGATGCCAAAAGGGATCGATGAAAGGCTTTTGATACCAACTGCGTAGACTTTCAGGGTGACAACCTATAACACCAACTCGATTTTGAATACATGCCATGGTGTCACCATTTTTATATGTAGCAATAACATTACTACGCCCGTTACCAACAATAGCACAGCCATCGTAGAAATACATTTTGGTAGTTTGTCCTAACCAATCTACTTCAGCAGTTGTGCCATGACTTCTACGCACATCAGCACGTGGTCTTTTAATGTACTGCACAGCATCTAAATTTTTAAGTAAATCAAAATATAATGAACCAGCCCAGTATGCCCCCATACATATACCAAGATACTTGCCACGTTTGTCCATGTATTCAAGTATTGGTTCTTTATGTGGTACTATATCTCTTTGAAACTTTTGACTATCACCCGCACCACCTGGAAATAAAATTATTTTAGTACCACGTAGTGTTTTGGGTTTATATAAATCTTTTAATTGAAAAAGTTCAACATTGTATTTTTTCCAAAGTGCCTCGTGTATGCTTACAGCACAATGTGCTGAACAATAGGGATGGTGTAAAAATACTGATATTTTAGGTTTTTTAGGTTTTCGCATACAACAATATTTAACACGATTAATATTAAGATTTTTTTAATTTTATGGGGTTTGGGGATTTAATTACACAAAATGTTTGACTTTTATGCATAACTCTATATAATAATTAATACATTCAAGGAGATACAATGACTGAACGAAGTTTTAATAATGAAGCCAAAATTAAGTTGACACAATTGATTAATGAAGGTTTGGCTGTAATGCACGAAGTTGAAACACTAAGTGGCGGGCTTAACGACACAATCAAAGCTGTTGCTGAAGAATTAGAAATCAAAGCAAGTGTACTTAAGAAAGCTATCAAAGTTGCTCATAAGATGAAATTGGGCGAAACTAACAAAGAAAACGAAGAATTGAATACTATTTTGGAAACAGTAGGTAAAACTGTTTAATGTCTTACATTGACGCATTACACGATAGACAAACTGATAGGATATTTGTTGTAGAACGTAAAGACGGCAAGCGAACTTACAACGAGTATCCTGCTAACTATGTATTGTACTATGCCGATCCAAAAGGCAAGTATCGTAGTATGTATGGAGATCCTGTCAGTAGATTCAGCAGTCGTAAAAAAGCTGAATTTGAAAAAGAAAGACGTATACATGGCAATAAAAAGATATTTGAAAGCGATGTAAACGTAGTGTTTCGCTGTCTTAGCGAACACTATCTAAAAGTTGATGCGCCAAAACTACACACAGTATTTTTCGATATTGAAGTAGATTTTGATCCAGAAAAAGGCTTTAGCCCAACTAACGATCCATTTAATAAAGTCACAGCAATTAGTTTGTATTTGACTTGGTTAGATCAACTTGTAACATTATGCATACCACCAAAGAGTATGAGTGATGACACTGCACAGGATATTATCGATGAATTTGATAATTGTATAATGTTTCGCAGTGAAATTGAAATGTTTGAGGCATTCTTCAAACTAATCGAAGACGCAGACGTACTCAGTGGTTGGAACTCAGAAGGTTACGATATTCCCTATCTTGTCAATCGTGTAACACGTGTAATGAGCAAAGATGACACACGCAAATTCTGTTTGCTTGGTCAGCTTCCAAAAGCACGTGAATATGAACGATTTGGTAAAGTTGAAACAACTTATGATTTGGTTGGTCGTATACACATGGACTATCTACAGTTGTATAAGAAGTACAACTATGAAAGTCGCCATAGTTATAAACTAGACTTTATTGGTGAAATGGAAGTTGGTGAAAACAAAACTCAATATGAAGGTACACTTGACCAACTTTACAATAAAGACTTCAAAAGATTCTTAGAATACAATCGTCAGGATACAATGTTGCTTGTTAAGATTGACAAGAAACTACAGTTCTTAGAATTGGCAAATCAACTAGCACATGAAAATACTGTATTGTTGCCAACTGTTATGGGTTCTGTAGCAATGATTGAAATGGCTATTATGAACGAGGCACACGAGCGTGGGCTTGTAATTCCAGATAAGAAAAAGCGTGACGAAAATAAAACAGAAACAAGTCCAGCAGCTGGTGCGTTTGTCGCCAATCCTAAACGTGGCATACATGAATGGGTAGGCGCAGTTGATATTAACAGTCTGTATCCCAGTGTGATTCGAGCATTAAACATGGCTCCAGAAACAATTGTTGGTCAACTAAGACCAATATTATCTGATCAATATATGCTTGATAAGGGTCGTGAATTAGCCAGCAAAAAAGCACGATATAAAGAAGACGAAAGCGATATTGAAACTGGCAGTAAACTATGGGAAGGAACATTTGGTGCACTAGAATATACTAGCGTTATGAATCAAGAACGGGGCACAGAACTCACAATTGATTATGCAGATGGACGCACTGAAACAAAAAGCGCGGCAGAAGTATGGAAGTTGATATTTGATAGTCATAAACCATATATTCTAAGTGCTAACGGTACAATTTTTAGATATGACAATGAAGGCGTAATTCCCGGACTATTATCACGATGGTATAGTGATCGTAAAGTCATGCAAAAGAAACTTAAAGAGTCTACTACACCCGAAGAACGTGCGTATTGGGATAAACGTCAATTGGTTCGTAAAATTTTATTGAACAGTGCTTATGGAGCATTGTTGAATGAACACTGTCGTTTTTATGACAAACGTATTGGTCAAAGCGTAACATTAAGTGGTCGTCAGATTGTTAGACATATGATGAGTACTATAAATGAAATTGCAACAGGCGAATACAATCACGAAGGTCAAGCTATTGTTTATGGTGATACTGATAGCTGTTACTTTAGCGCATATACAATACTTAAGGAGCAAATAGATAATGGTGAATTGGAGTGGACTAAAGAAAATGTTATCCAACTTTATGATAGCATTGCTGAACAGACCAACGCTACTTTTCCCAGCTTCATGGAACGAGCATTCCATGCGCCAAGAAAGAACGGAGAAATCATCAAAGCAGGACGCGAACTAATTGGTGATCGTAGTTTATTCATTACAAAGAAACGCTATGCTATCAATATCTTTGATAAAGAAGGCAAAAGATTAGATGTAAACGGTAAACGTGGTAATATCAAAGCAATGGGTCTTGATCTTAAACGAGCAGATACTCCAAAGTATGTTCAAGAGTTCTTAATGGATGTACTTGAAAGTGTATTGGCTGGTAGTAATAAAGAACAAGTAATTGAAAAAATCAAAGACTTTAAAAACATGCTTAGTCAACAAGATAGTTGGACAAAGGGTAGTCCAAAGTCTGTAAACAATCTTACTATGTATGGCGAAAAAGAAGCCAATAGCAGTACAGGAAAAGCAAACATGCCGGGACATGTTCGCGGAGCATTGAATTGGAACTATCTGCGTAGAGTAAATGGGGACAATTATAGTATGAAGATTGTTGATGGTATGAAGGTAGTTGTTTGTAAACTACGCAACAACCCATTAAACTTTACAAGTATTGCGTATCCAGTAGATGAATTAAGATTGCCTAAATGGTTTATTGAATTGCCATTTGATGATTTAGAAATGGAAAACACACTAGTCGATAAAAAAATTGACAACTTACTTGGCGTATTGAATTGGGATTTAAAAAGTTCTACAGATACAAATAGCACATTTGATACATTATTTTCATTTGGTTAAACAAGTACTTGATTTTCTTAATTTATTCCACTATAATACACAATATAAATGCCTAAATATTTTAACAACAAAGGAAAAACATGAAAGATAATTTATTAGAATTGATTAAACACACTAACGGCTTGGGCGTTATTGAATTACTTAAAATCATTGGTACCGGCAAAGAAACTAAAATGCTTGCGTTAGCTGATGACCGAACTGTAATCATTAATGGTACATTTAACACTCCTGTTAGTGAATTTATTGGCACATTTGGTATGCCTAGCTTAAGCACATTAAAAACTATTTTGTCAAACGAAACAGATTATAATGAAAGTGCTATCATTACTGTAGAAAAGAACAGCGACGGTGAGCCAACTAATATTCATTTTGAAACAAAATCAGGTGATTATAAAAACGATTATCGTTTAATGGCTAAAGCTACTGTAGAAGATCGCGTTAAACCAGTAACATTTAAGGGTGCTACATGGGCTGTTGAGTTTGAACCAACAATAGATGCTATTGCACGATTAAAACGTCAGGCGCAAGCTATTTCAACACAAGAAACCTTTACTGTCAAAAGCGACGGTAATGATATTCGTTTCTATTTTGGCGATCCTGCTAACCACTCAGGTGACTTTGTATTCACTTCTAATTCAGGTAAATTAACTAAAGCTTGGAGTTATCCAGTAAAAGCTTTTACATCTATTGTTGAATTGTCAGGAGACAATAAAAAAGTTCGCTTTAGCGATCAGGGTGTTGCAGAAATCACATTAGATAGCGGTATTGCAACTTATCAATTTTTATTCCCGGCACTACAAAAGTAATATGATAACTGTCAATCTTTTTAAAATTACAGAAGGTGGTAGTAAAGAAACTATAGGATATTCTGGTACACCAAGTACCCCTTTTGCTAAAGGAGCAGTGCGTTGGAATAACTCCAGTATGTGTTTTGAAATTGATGCAGGTAGTTATTGGCACTCAATGCCTAATTATGTAAACATTGATCTTGACGAACGTACTTCAAAAGTTTTAAACTGGGCAGAAAAGAAAATGAATGAAGAAGTTGAGTTAAAAAGATTAGCAGAAACCAATCCTACAATTAAAGACTTAGTAGATACTATTGAAATTGCTAAACAAAAAATAAAAATGGTTAAAAAATTAACGCAATGAAACAAGTAGACCTCACACTGAGCCAAAGTTCTGAATGGGCATTGTTCTTACCCGCTGTTAGTAGTTTTTATATTAGTGGCTTGGGAAGACAACGTGAAGGAGAAAATTATTTTCCCCCTGAACGTATACCTCAGAAATTTAACGGCGACGTAGAAAAGTTAAACTTTCTTAATAGTAAAGAAGGATTGTTCTATTATAAGTGGGGTCTATATAGTGCAGGTCATGCTAACTTAGATACGACAGTTGATGATCATGGTGAAAGTATTATTCGCAAACGTGAAAAAAATACTTTTATGTTGGGGGATAGTGGTGGCTTTCAGATATTAAAAGGTCAATGGCCTGCTGATTGGAAAGATCCTAACTGCCCACGTGCTATGGCTAAACGCAAAGCTGTTTTGAAATGGATGGACACATACATGGATTATGGTATGTGTCTTGACATTCCCAGTCAATCATTGCAAACTTATGGAATGAAAGACAAAGACGGTAATTCATTACATGGTATACAAACTATCGAACAAGCTATTACTGCTACACACATTAACAACGAATATTTTATTAATAATCGTAATGGTGAATGTAAGTTCTTAAATGTATTGCAAGGTTTGGATCATGAACAAAGTGATGAGTGGTACAATGAAATGAAGAAATATTGTGACCCAAACATCTATCCAAAAAATCATTTTAATGGCTGGGCGTTTGGTGGTCAGAATAAAATCGATATTCATCTTACATTAAAGCGTTTAGTTGGCATTATACACGATGGATTATTGCAAGAAGGTAAGCATGATCTTATTCACTGTTTGGGTACGAGCATTTTAGAATATGCTGTAATCTTTACCGATATACAACGTGCTATTCGCAAGTATCACAATCCAAAATTACAAATTACTTTTGACTGTGCTAGCCCATTCTTTAGTGCAGCTAAAGGTCTTGCATACTTTAACAACAACATTGAATATGGCAAGAAATGGTCATATAGTATGGAAAAAACTGCCGAAAACAAAAACTATGCAACCGATAATCGCAAGTTTAGTGACGCAGTACTGGATGACGGTATCCACAAAATCTTTACAGATAGTCCAGTGACTGATAAACTATTGATTAAAGATTTGTGTTATAGAGGTCATGGGTTTCTTGGTCAACATGGTAAAGAAACAAAAACAAGTTGGGATACATTGAGTTATACATTATTACAAGCGCACAACGTATATCAGCATATGATTGCTGTACAAGAAGCCAATCGTCAATATGAGAAAGGTGTTGTACCTGAAATGTTATTGCATGATGTTCAGGATATCAAGTTTGGCGAACTCGTAGATAAGATTTTTTCATTAAACGATAGACAGAAAAGTTTAGACATGATTGATAGTTATAGTTCTTATTGGCAACAAATTCAGTCTGGGAGTCAGGGATTTTCAGGCAAAAAAACTGTTAATAGCAATACTCAATTTCGTAAACACTTTGAAAATATTGACTCGGTTAAACATAAACCTGAGAAAAAAGTAAAAACCAAATTAAAACCAAATCTAGATTTAATAACGATCGGAGAATAAATGAATTATATAAAATTAATTGAATCTTTAGAAAAGCAAAAAAGAATTCTTAGTAAAGAAATTAGTTTAACTGAACAACCTCATCAGTTAACTAATTTACGAAATGAATTAGATATGGTTATGTCGCAAATTAAACAATACAACCGTTTACAATTTGAAGAAAATTATGAACGTGTTGGCTATGGAGATGAGTAATGGAAGATCAATTAACACAAGCATTGGCAGAAAAAAGAAATCGTATTATGAATCGTGCAAAACGACTTATATGGGTAACTTTTCAGCGTGAAGGCATTCATTGTTATCCAGCTGCTGCTACAGACCCAAATCTAACAGACGTTAGTTTTTTAGCGAACCCACATCGTCACATTTTTCACTTTAAAGTGGCGATAGAAGTATTTCACAACGATAGGGATATTGAGTTTATTCAGTTTAAAAGGTGGCTGTTGAATCTTTATTCAGCAACCACACTAGAATTGGATTACAAAAGTTGCGAGATGATAGCAGACGACTTATACGGTATGATTGCGATAAAATATCCAAACCGAGATGTTCAGATTGAAGTTAGCGAAGATGGGGAGAATGGTTGCGTAATTTCATATAACTCTAAAATTTGAGGTAACGCACCGAGAGTAAAACTCTCAGTGTGATGAAATTTATGTTTAGGAGAATATAGATATTCTTTAAATAAACGCTTGATTTCTTCTTCTTTCAAAAAGCACCGGTACAATGAGTCGTAGAATTGGTAAATTATTTTATATTGGTATTTTTTGAAGGGCGAGTTATTATATCGTTTACTTACAGAATTTTTTGTAATTCCAATTTTAATAAATCGTTCAGAATCATTATAAACTTCAATTATGTATAATATACCCGGCAATGACTTCCTATTAGTATCGGCATCAAACCATTGTAAATTATACCCACCGGTCTTGCGTTCGTCAGCACATTTTTTACAACCAACGCCGTGTAAATGATGATCAACAGTAACATGAAAAATACCATGCTTTTTACATTGCACTGGAATTTTATCTTTAATGCCATTGAAATGACATTCGGGGTACTCATACAGTGCGTCATTGATTTTTTTAAGTTCTTCAAGTTTTTTCTTAGTAAGTTCTTTTTGTTTAGAAGCCATCACTTTAACAGCACACGCTTTACATCCGTGCTTACTATTCAAAAATTTCCATGGACTAATTTTAAATTCTCCGTGATCAGGACATATTATGGTAACCAAAGTGTTTGCATTTACATATGAAACTTTGCTATAATTAAATTTATGATTAAACTTGTTAATAGCATCGTTAACGAATTTTTTAGTTGTGAATGGTTTGCTCATATCATTACTTATCATTTCACACTGAGAAATAGATACGACTATATACATTGTAGTCAGTATCCCAGTAGAAGTATCGAAATTAGTGTATCCGAAGATAATGAAAACGGTGCAACAATTCAATATAATTTAACTTATCCATCACAATCAATTGTTATTTAAGGAAGAAAAAATGTCGAGAAATGATCATAAAGTAAATCCCCGTGTCAAACAAATTTTCCAAGACTTGGAAAATTATCTAGCGTTCTGCAAAGAATATGGATATCGTTTTGACGAAGCGGATCTTTATAAGGATCGTAGCTATGTCTGGCGACAGTATAGCAAATTACTTGCTGGTAAACCAGTACGTGATATGTGGGCAGAAAATTTAAAATCGCAAAATTAATATGCATACAATCATAGCTCCGCTTGGTAGTGGTATGAATCATCTTAGATGGTTATTACTATTATCAACGGAGTATGATTCAATGTCAATTATGCCTAATAATTTGACTGAAAAAACTATTTTTATTAAACTAAATGTATATAGGAAAGATAGAAATTGTTTTAATTGGATTAGATATGAATCAATTCATAGATACTTATTGAATAATATAATACAAGTTCATCATAATTTAAAATTAATTCCTAATAAATCTTCTAAATTTTTAGTAATTAATGCAGAACCAAACGACTGTTTAAAAATGTATGCAAAACTCAATCCATTATTAAATGGATTGACAAAAGAAATGTTTTTACAAGAAACATCAGAAATTAACCAAACAAATTCATCAATCAAAGATTCTGAAAAAGTATTATACATTAATTTTAAAGATATATACAAACCTATGTTAGATAAAATCTTATATGATGAAATTTGTGATTTTCTTAACATTACAAATGTATACAAAGAGGCAAATGAAATTCATCAACTTTGGTACAATCTACATATCAAAGCAGAAGAAAAAGTTAAAAACTTTTTACAAATAATGAAACCAATGGAATTTCCCTGGTTGGAAGCACCAAGACCTGTTAATGGATTTAACAGTTCCACTAAAGAACAATGGGAAAGTATGATACATCTTTTAAAAGAACTATATGGAGAAACAAATGCGTAAACTATTTTATATGGGGTTAGAACCTTATAAGGCAAGATATACACTTCAATTACAACAGTGGAACACTGATGTATTTGATCGTAGGGGTATAGATTATGTAGTAGTACCCGGCGATACATTAAGTAATGATCAAGCTATTGTTACTGGTCAAGTATTAGATGCGCATGGTCGTACATATTTCGGCATGAGTCAATTAATGAATTTAATTCGTATGATGAAAGCGGGGGAGGTAAACAATCAAGATGTTGTTTATTTTGAAGATATGTTTCAGCCCGGAATTGAAAGTCTTCCATATATTATGAATCAGTTACCTGCTGAATATTGTCCAAAAGTTTTTGTTCGTTGTTTAGCACAAAGTATTGATCCAGATGATTTTGTACATGTATGGGGCATGAGTAAATGGATGGGGCATTTCGAAAAGATGGTCGATTCATTTGTAGATGGCGTGTTAGCTAGTAATGAAGAAATGGTTGCGCACATGAAGATTGCAGGTTGGCAAGCACCAATCTATAATATCAGTGGCTTGGCATTTGGTAAAAAAGAAGTACAGGGTAGAGTAAACAACAATATTAAGTATTTTTATGATCGCAAAAAGCGTGTTGCATTTTCGGCACGTTGGGATCAAGAAAAGCAACCAGACTTTTATATGGACTTAATTGAAGCCTGGCACAAAAAACATGGCAACACTGTAGAATTTGCGTTGTTCAGTGGCTCTAAACTACGTAGCAATAATGACAGCTATATGGCACGCACAAAACGCTTATCTGATGAAGGTAAACTTAAAATATACGAAGATTTAGATAAAAATACGTATTATGAATTGTTAAATGATACTAGGGTATTGTTTAATTGTGCATTACAAGACTGGGTAAGCAATACTGTTAGTGAGGCTGATAGTTTAGGTTGTAATGTATTATATCCTGCATATCGCAGCTTTCCAGAAACTTTTGCAAATGATCACGAACGTATGTATATACCGTGGTCTATTGATGACGCTATGAATAAATTAGAAACGTTATTATTCAACCCACACAAGAGTATTGGCAAGATCAGTGATTATACCGATAAAACTATTGATCGCATTTGTGATATCTTAGAAGGCAATGGTGATCAATATTTGCGTATGAGTACTGATTACCGAAAACATACCAGAGAAAACAAGTACTAATGAGTTATAAACTACTAATTGCCTCAGGTTGTAGTTTTACTGATGGGAGCAACAGTTGGCCCTATCAGTTGTCGCAAGAGTTAAATTGTGATGTAAAAAATTATGGGTTGTTGGCAACAGGTAACGGTAGAATTAGTAGAAGTATAATTTATGGTGTCACCGAGGCACTAAAAAGTTATAAACCAGAAGAATTATTAGTAGGGATTATATGGAGTGGAAAAAGTAGATTAGATTTTTTCAGATCAAATGTCGATACTAATAATGTAAATATTGAAAAGTCTAAAAATTATAATTGGAACGTTGGAAATTTTAAATCGCCAGATGGTTCTATACCACTTTTAAGTAATAGATTTATTGAGGGTGCAGATAAAAATTGGTTCCCGGTTCATGTAGGTTTTGATAATACTTTTACAGAAATTTATTATAAGTATTTCCAAGACGATATGAATGATGAAATATTAACACTTGAACATATTTTAAGAACTCAATGGTTTTTAAAAATGCACAACATTAAATATTTTATGGGCAAATATTCAGATAATGTTTTATCTGAAGTTCCTAATATTAATACGCAACATTTATATGATTTATTAGATAGGTCAACATTTTTAAAAATAAAAAACTATCAAACTTGGTGTTTTCAATCAAGAATACCGTTTGCAGATAAAGATTTACATCCCACTGTAGAACATCATATTGAGTTTGCCAAAAAGGTATTGGTACCTTTTGTAAATAATTTATAATAGCATTACATGAAAACAATAAATACATCTGTAACACAAAGGTTACAAAAAACAATTGACATCTGCGTAACCAATGATAAATAATATTGCTACACAGCGGTAGCAATATTGAAGTGAATACTTCCGTTGAGCATTAACGATAGATGCTTTGGAGAGAGAAATGTATAAATTATACAAAATCACCAATGCGGTTAATGGTAAAACCTACATTGGAATTACAAAACAAACCTTAGAAGAACGACTAACTTTACACATAAGTCATTCACGAAATCCAAAATATCCTATTCAATACGCTATCAATAAGTATGGTTCAGAAAACTTTAGCATAGAATTACTTGAAGAATCAGAAGATAGAAAGTATATCAGCGAGTTAGAAGAACCTACTATTATTAGATACGATAGTAGAAACCAAGGATACAACATAGCTGTAGGTGGCATAGGTGGAAATCTAGGCCCGGAAGCCTATGCCAAACGCAGAGAAACGATCAACAATTATTCACCTGAACGCAAAGCTGAACACAAAGAACGATTGCGACTACGCAATTTAGGAAAAACTAAAGAAACTGACGCTGGTAGATTGGCTCAATCTGAAAAAATTAAAGGTAACAAGTTTGCCTTAGGACTAACGCACAGCCAAGAAACCAAAGAGAAAATAGGTAACGCAAGTAAAAAACCAAAGTCCCAAAAGACTAGACAAAAGATGAGCAATAGTGCTAAAATAAACAAAAATGGCCAAAGATTCTCATTGTATAGAGGTTGTTGTCTTTGTTGTAAAAGAGAATTTGACTTAGGTAATTTAACACAACATTTAAAAAGGATGAATAAAGATGAGCTTCAATAAGAACAAGTGTGATCCTGAATTAGGTCGCCAGGTGCATGAATATCTAGTTAAGATGGGAGTAGAAACTCCTACTGTAGATAATGGGTTGAGTCGCACCGATAAAGTTGAAATCATTGAACGCAAGTTTAGGGATATTATGGAAGCATTAGGGCTAGACCTTTCCGACGACAGTTTAATAGATACACCTAAGCGTGTTGCTAAAATGTATGTCGGAGAAGTATTTTGGGGCCTCGACTACGATGCATTTCCAAAGTGTACAACTGTAGATAACAAAATGAATTACAACGAAATGGTTGTAGAGCGTAATGTTAGTGTGCAAAGCAACTGTGAACATCACTTTGTAATCATCGATGGTCTTGCAACAGTAGCATATGTTCCCAAACAAAAAGTCCTCGGATTATCAAAAATTAACCGTATTGTTGAGTATTTCAGTAAGCGCCCTCAAATCCAAGAGCGACTCACCGAACAAATCTTCCACACTCTCCAATTTATACTGGAGACTGAAGATGTTGCGGTAGTAATCAATGCTAGACACTATTGTGTTCGTAGCAGAGGTGTAGAAGATACAGGTAGCTCTACTGTGACTAGTCGCTTGGGTGGGGGATTCAAAACTGACCCAGCCGCAAGAGCAGAATTTATGCGGATGGTTTCTTTAACCGACCTAGGTTAAGCGATGTTGAGTACGAAAGAATGATAGGTAATATCATTGTATTGATAATTGTAATAGCTGCCTTTATCAGAGTAGCAAGACTATTACCTAAGAGTGATTGCACATGTGATTGCAATCAAGGCCGCAATTGTAATTGTAAGGATTAACATGGGATACCGCAAACCAGACACGAGTTATTTAGAAAGTACATTAACCAAATTATACATTGAAGTTCAAAGCCCATATAATGATGGGTTTACACAATGGACACTTAAACAAGAAATGTATATGATACACAAACAACTGGGTGATATGTTAAAACAATTACCAACGTTTGCGGAAGAAGAAGAATGGCTAGAAGATTTAAAGAAAAAAGAAATGTGGGAAATTCTAACACAATAACACAACTAGATTTACATGGTGTAAAACATGAAAATGTAGATAGGTTAGTAGAGAATTTTATTTACATGAATCAGGGTAAACTACCACTAACAATCATTTGCGGAAATTCTAATAAAATGATAGAATTAGTAAACAGTGTAATTAAAAGAATTAACTGTCAGACGACAATGTTTCAATATGGAGTAATAAAGGTAATTAATTTATGATAATACAAGCAGAAAGATATCACGATTTCAGTACAGGACACAGAGTCTATCAACATGAAAGTAAGTGTGCGCATTTACATGGGCATAACTATAGAGTTCATTTTACAGTGGAGGCTCCATCATTAGACAATATTGGTCGAGTTATGGACTTTAGTGTGATTAAAGAAAAACTTTGTGTATGGTTAGAAGACAACTGGGATCACAAGTTTTTAGTATGGAGTCAAGATCCATGGTCAAACACTCTTAAAGAGTTAGACCCAGAAGGTACAGTAGTTGTAGACTTTAATCCAACAGCAGAAAACATGGGCGATTATTTAATCAATACAGTTGGCCCAATGATGTTGAAAGGCACAGGTGTAACACTTGTTAAAGTTAAAATTGAAGAAACACGTAAGTGTAGTGTAAATGTAGAGGTCAACTAATATGAGTCAGTCTAAAGTTTATTACAAAACAACAGATATCAATAATTATGTACACAATATTATTCGTGGTATACATAGTGATAACTTTAGACCTGACTATGTTGTTGGGTTAACACGTGGTGGCTTAATCCCTGCTGTGCAGATTAGCCACTACTTGAACATTCCCATGAACACATTAAAAGTTAGTTTGCGTGATGAAGAAGAAAGCGAAAGCAACTTGTGGATGGCTGAAGATGCTTTCAACGGCAAAAACATATTAATTGTTGACGATATTTGCGACACAGGAAGTTCATTTAACTTTATTAAAACAGATTGGCAAAGTGGTTGTTTTCCAAATAATACAGAACAATGGGATAAAATTTGGCACAATAACGTTAAGTTTGCTGTATGTATACACAATGAAGCCTGTAACTTTGATGTAGATTACAGTGGGCTTGATATCAACAAAGTCAGTGATCCACAGTGGTGTGTGTTTCCCTGGGAAAATTGGTGGTAAACATCAAACTAAAAAATGTACGTGACAAAGTAGAAATGTTTCGTTGGATGACTGATAATTTTGGTACCTGCGGAGATAAATGGATTTATACTTCTACTGATGAAAATGGTATATTAACTATAGATGGGATATGTATTCATGAAGAATGCCCTTTGTCTACATTAGCGGTATTATTATGGAGCTAAAATCAAATAGTGACTGGGTTAATCGTATTAATGAAGAACCCAATCTTAATAATATCTTTTATAAAAACACTATTAACGGGCACTGTGATTATGGTATATTTTTAGCACTAAACGATATTGTTAAAATGCTACCTAGTGTAGGAACAATGTTTGAGATAGGCACTATGTTTGGCAGATCAACTGTATTTCTAGCTGAACTTTTTAGGTTGCACAATAAGTCATATACAATTTACAGTATAGACCTATTTTCAGAACCTAATATTTCAAAAGATTTTTTTGATATTGCTAAATCAAATTGTGAAAAGTATAAAGAAATAAATTTAATTCGTTGTGATTTATTTGAAGCCAACACACATATAGAATTAAAAGATAAAAAGTTTACGTGTGTGCTTGAATGTAGTAATCACGATTTAAAAGCAACTACATTTTGCTTAAATACATGGCTTCCATTATTAGAAGATAATGGTATATACTGCGGACATGATTGGATTAAATTTTTTCCAGAAATCGAACAAATAATAATACCTTTAGTAGGTAACAAAGTAATTAATAAAAAGTATTCAAAACAGCAACTAATATGGTGGTTAAATGGAATTAACGCTCAATAAATTACCAGTTAATGCGCAAGCAATCATAATAAGTAATACTAATACGCATTTGCAGTATTTAGGATTTGTTGCAAATGCAAAGATTAGAATTGTTTCTAAAGCCCCATTTGGGGGACCAATTGCAGTAAGGATTAGTGATGACACTTTTGCATTACGGCAAATAGAAGCAGAACAAATATATGTAGAATTACTCCAATGATGAACTTTGATACTGAAAATTTAGTTATGGTATGTTATCCTCAAGAAGCCGGGGGAAAATTTTTAGTAAATTGTTTAGGATTAAATGACCAATCTGTATTTCAGTCTGGGCTTTTAGTTAAAAAACAACTTAAGGGTAAGTTCACAGTTGAAGAAAAATTTAACTTTTTAAAAACCCAGTTAAGCAACGTCAAAAAACATTGGAACGATTTAGGATTGGGGTGTGTTCAGTTATTTGGAATAGATCGTAAATCTTATATAACTTATTCTTCAGTGGAAGAATGTAAAAATTTTGACTTTAATCCTGAAATTTTTTTACTTAGCCAATTAGATTTAAAGTTTTTTATTGTAGCACATGATAATATTTACGCATCAAAAATTATACAATTGTGGAGAAATGCAAAAATAATATTATTTTTTAATTCTAATAACTTTATTAAATGGAGATACGACAGAGATAGCAGTGAATTTGGTGATATTGAAGTATTACCTAAGAATAATATAATACATTATTTTGATAATGATATTTATTTTAACAGCGATCACACCGTTTCAGAAATAAAATTATTATATGATAAACTTAATTTACTAAATTTTAATGAACCTATGATACGGGAATACCATAAGTTATGGATAGAAAAACTTAAGGAAATCAAAAAGATTGACAAGCCCAAATAAAAAAGATATAATACAAAAATGAGTATAAAAGTAGCAGAATTATTTTATAGTATTCAGGGTGAAGGCGGATATATGGGTGTGCCCAGTATCTTCCTAAGAACATTCGGCTGTAACTTTAAGTGTGCCGGATTTGGTATGCCTAGAGGAGAATTAAGTGCAGAGGCTGAGAACATTAATCCCAGTCAATATACAGACTACAAATCCCTTCCTTTGGTTAGTACAGGTTGTGATAGCTATGCTAGCTGGGACGTTCGTTTTAAGCATCTTAGTCCTATGCTCACTACTGATAACATTGTACAACAGATTACGGAGTTACTTCCGCACAAAGAATGGCGTGACGAACACTTAGTTATTACAGGTGGAGAACCATTATTAGGTTGGCAACGAGCATATCCAGAATTGCTTAATCATCCTAGTATGTCAGGATTAAAAGAAATTACTTTTGAAACTAACGGAACTCAAAAATTATCCAGTGACTTCTATCATTACTTGCGTATGTGGCAGTTTAATGGTAACTTTAAATCTAGAGAAGTTACATTCAGTGTTAGTGCTAAACTCCCAGCAAGTGGTGAGAGTTGGAATGATGCGATTAAACCTGAGGTTGTACGTGATTATGAAAGAGTAGGTACAGCATATCTTAAGTTTGTTGTAGCAACAGAAGAAGATATTGTTGATGCAGAACGAGCAGTTAAACAGTATCGTGACGCAGGTTTCAAAGGTCATGTATATCTAATGCCTGTTGGTGGTGTTGAAAGTGTTTATAACTTAAACGCTAAGAATGTAGCACTAGCAGCCATGAAACGTGGTTGGCGTTATAGTGATAGACTTCAGGTACCTCTTTTCCGCAACGCTTGGGGTACATAAAATAGTATACGATATTACTGTAATTGAAAATACAAAACAGAAATGCAAAAATAGTATTAGAAAGAGATTTGGGTATATAGTTAATTAATATGAAAACATACGACAAACGAATTGCATTTATGATTAGTGACCAGCACTTTATACCTCATGGTGGCATTGGTAGTTTTTGTAAAAGTTTTACAGAAATGTGCGGTCGCTTAAATTGGAAGGTAGATATTATTTTAGATAAATCACCAACTGGCAATTTTAATAAGGTAATTGAATCTTCAGGGGGTAATATCATTTATCCCAGTGAACCATTACGTTATAATGACCATACTGCTACATTTGCATTTAGTGACACTATTAACTTTGAAAAGATTATAAATTTTCGCAAAGCGTTATTAGAGGCTTTTGAAGAAAACATTTATGATATGATTGTATGTAATACACAGGAGGCAATGACTGCGGCATATGCTATGACTATCAATCAATATATTCCCGTTGTGTTCTATACACATTTACATAGTATGATTTTTCGTGAAAGTCAGGGAAATGATGTGTTTTTAAATAGTTATCATAATTTCTATAACAAACATATGGAATTTAATGATATTATTATTGGCACACAAAGTCAAAAAAATATTGATGAATTAACTAAGCATGGCGCTAAAAACTGTGTGTTGTTACCAATGCCCATGAGCGAACGCGGTCTTTTAGAACACAGTACAGGACACAAAGAAGGTGTATTGTTCATTGGTCGTTGGGAAGAAGGCAAAAATCCCGAAGCATATATTCGTGCTATGAAAGATTGTGGATTACCTTGTAGGGTAATGACTAATAGCAATGGCGCTAATAAGTTTGAAAAAGCATTTGAAAAACAAGGCATTACCGATTATATAATTAAAATAGGTATTACAGGTCAAGAAAAAGTAGACTTTATAAAAAGCTGTAGTGTGTTTTTTATGCCTAGTTTACGTGAAAACTATCCATTTGCATTTTTAGAATGTCTGGGGCATATGCCATGTGTAGTATTAGATAATCAAGATTGGTCTGATAATTTTGATAATAAGTATTATACTAAAACATCATTGGCGGAAGCGGGTGAATTAATTAAATCATTATATAATACTACTGTTGATAATACTGCCCTTGAATATGTAAAACAATTAGATGAATCTGTTTCAATAGCTTGGGTTAACTTTTTAGATAACTTTGTTGGCAAACGTAGCAATACTAATACTGCCAAAATTAATTCACACGAAACAGTTTTGTATAGAGATTATATCAAAGATTTAAACAGAACACATTTAGCTAGAGAAGATTTTGAAAGTGTATTATCTAATAGGTATAAGTTTATTAATGTATTGTACACAGATGATAACACGTATTTAAGTAAAGATCCATTATTTAAACCTAAAGAACAAGAATCATTATTTGAGTGGTAATATGAAAACAGTATTAGTAACAGGTTGTTCAGGATATATTGGTAGTCATTTATGTAAGTTATTAGTTGACAATAATTATAATGTGCATGGATTAGACGTTGTTGAACCAAAAGTGCAATTAAATAAATTTTACAAAGTTGATATTAATCAACTTTTTACTATACCGGGCCAACTTGATCCATATGATGCTGTTATACATTTAGCAGCATTGGTAAGTGTAAACGAAAGTGTACAAAAACCTATAATCTATTATATTACAAATACCAATGGTACAATGAATGTAATTAATAAAATTCCAACTAAACATTTTATATTTGCAAGTACAGGTTGTGCCAGTGATCCAACTAATCCATATGGATTAAGCAAACGTATGGCAGAATATACTGTACAAGAATATTGTACTGTTCACAATCCAATAAACTATACTATTTTTAGATTTTTTAATGTAACAGGTACATATGGATATCCTCCTACAAATCCAGATGGATTATTTTACAATCTATTAAATTCTACTAAAACGGGCGAGTTTACAATTTTTGGAAATGATTACAATACTATAGATGGTACATGTTTGCGTGATTATGTACATGTCATGGAAATTTGTCATTCTATAATGAATAGTATCGATAACCCAAGTAATAGTATTGAAAGTTTAGGACATGGCATTGGTATAAGTGTAAAAGAAATGTTTGATCGTTTTGTGACAACTAACAACCTTAATATTAAACTAAACTATGGTCCAAGACGTAATGGCGACGTTGCTGAAAGTGTATTAAAAGATGTTAGCAAATACATGGTAAACTTATATAGTTTAGACGATTTGCTACGTGTTAAGTAACGTTTACATTACCTAAAAATTTTAAATGTGATCTGTTGAACCAAACTGTGCTTTCAACATCATAAGCACCAGTGTATATGTTAGTAATACGATTGCCTGGTATATGATGTAGTCCATCAAATTTTTCTGCTACCTTCTTCCATGGAAAGTTGCGTGACCAATCAACATCACTGTGCTGCCACCAACGACTTTTTGGTTCGCCATGATTGAAATACTTAGATATTTCTATGGCTTCATTATCATTATTCATTTGTAATACTCTTGCGCCTGGCATAACTTGAAATAGTAAACCTTTATTATTAAACCATTCAGGCATTTCAACTTTACACCAATCACTCCACTCACTGCTATAATTGCCATCTTTGTTTTGTTTAGCAGTACTAGTCCAAAATATTCCTGGCATGCTTGGCTTTAGAAAGGCTTCACTTACTTGTGGATTATTGCCTTCTTTGGCGATGTGTAATTGTAATGTACCGTCTAGTTTGTACAGTTTAGGTGTAGGCAATACATCATCTATACGCATTTTAGTGAATCAATAATAATGTACTTAACACATCGCCGCGATTTGCGCTGTCATCACCTTCACCTGGTTTAACAATAACATTGTACATCTTTTTAGGATCAGTTATTTTTTTCTCAGGTGTTTTCATCATTTCATCGTATGTAAGTATTGTTTTAGGATCCATACTGTATTTTGCGGCAATACGATCTTTTAATGCTTTAATACTTTGTTTGTCTTTATAGCGCAATTCACTATCAAATACTTCTTTACCTTTTTTATCTGTTTTACCGGTTGGTGTTTTGTGATGATAAACTAAATCGCTAAACAATTCTTTTGGTACAACTCTGCTATTTTTTGTTTGGCTGTAGTCAATTTGTTTTTCTTGACTTGGCTGACTGCCCATACTAAAATTGATTTTAAAGTTTTCAGGTTTTGCCGAATGAGCAACACTGGCAATTTTTGTATAAGCATAGAAATCTGTGTTTGGATGTTTCTTAGCCAAACTATAAGCACTGTTCAAATATTCTGGGCTAAAGAAGTCACCAGCGTCATGCCAACGTATTGCCACTTTAGTCTTCTTTTTGTTGTATTTCTTTTCTGCTTCGGTAATTTCTTTATCTAACTCACGCATAAAACCATCAGGGTCATTGACTAAAAAGTTTAATAAACGTGTTTGTGCCATGCTACTATTTTTCCATTGTACATAGCCACCTTTCATAGCATAACAATATAATTTACATTGACCAGCTTGTGGGCAAGTATTAACAACAATAAAGTCACCATTATTTTCATTTACTGCTAGACCACGTAGTGCAGGTAACCCAACGTTGAAGTATATAGTAGATGTACCATCGCTATGTTGCATCTTTTCGTTTTGTTTTAAAATCTTTTTTGGGCGTTCTTTAATTTGGTCGCGTAGTTTATCTAAATCGTATTCTTTACCATTTTCGTCTACGATTGGGACATTGCCGCTGTGTATATAGGGCAAGTTATATTTGTCTGATTTTTCTTTCTTTTTACCTAAAATTCTGTCAAGATATGCTTTTAACTGTTCGTCACTTAATTCTTCAGTTTTTGCTCCCAAAAAGCTAGGGCTTTCTTCGTTAAATAATGACTCATCAATATCTTGATGTTCACTATCCAAAAACTGGCGTAGGCTCATTACCTCAAGATTTGGGCTTAAAATATGAGGCTTGCTATTTTCATTTAAAAGTTGTAAAATATTACGAATGTCCACGATTATTCCTTATAACTTGACTTTAATATGTAACTATTGTATTATTTATCATTATGCACAATCAAAATGTAAAACGTATTGGTTTCGCTTGTAAACTAGCTGAAATCAACAAAAAGGGCGAGATTGCCAGTATTGAAGGATTCAATACAGGTGGTACTACTTTGGCATGGGCAAAGCGTAACAAACGTGATGTTGTAGAGCAAAAAATCATTGATGTTGCAAAAAACAATATTATGAATACACATAATCTTGTTAAAAGGATATCAACTTTGCCTCCTGAACTACGTATGGTTCGTCTTACCAGCGATATGTTTAGTTTTTACACACATGAAGACTACCGTGACTTTTGGAAAACCCCATATATTCAAAATCTACTTGAACATTGGATGGCACCAATTGGTGAAACTGCACGTGCCAATGATGTACGTCTTAGCTTTCATCCTGACCAATTCGTTGTGTTAGCTAGTGATCGCCCTGAGGTTGTAGACAAAAGTATTGAAGAATTTGAAATGCACGTTGACATGGCACGTTGGATGGGCTATGGTAAAACATTTCAGGACATCAAAATCAACGTACATATCAGTGGTCGCAAAGGTCCACAAGGTATTCGTGATGCGTACAAACGACTAAGCCCCGAGGCACGTAACGCTATCACAATCGAAAATGAAGAGATGTCATGGGGACTAGATGCTAGTTTAGAGCTGGTCAATGATTGTGCTTTGGTTTTGGATATACACCATCACTATGTAATGACCGGCGAGTATATTGAACCGAATGATGATCGTATTAAGCGTATCGTTGATAGCTGGCGTGGTGTGCGTCCTGTCATTCACTACAGCGTAAGTCGCGAAGAATATCTATCAACTCATTCTACAAAAACGTTGCCCAATCATCAACTCTTGCTAGAACAAGGCTTAAACAAGCAAAAGATGCGAGCACACTCCGATTATATGTGGAACGATGCAGTAAATGACTGGGCATATGGACATTGGCAGTGGGCCGACGTTATGGTTGAAGCAAAAGCCAAAAATTTGGCTAGTTTTAGATTGCACCAGTACTGGAAAACCCTTCAGGACTAATTTTTATAATAATCTTTGGGATTTTCGCTTCTGGCTAGTATTGCTCTAGTCACGTTAGAATTTACGGCACCGTCTTTTCTATGTAGGTTTTGAGACTTTACCCAAATTGAAAATTCTTCTTGAGACATTAAACGATACTTATCTAGTGTGGTTTTTCTAGATTGAGAAATGCTTAGGGCTCTAGTCTCACTGCATGGTATTTTCTTTCCATACATACCGTTTTTAGCACCTTGTTTGGCTTCTGATAAGTTTTTCTTCCAAATTTCATTTCTCGGGATTCTCTTTAAAGATGCTGATCTTTTTTTGAGTGTCGCCTCATTAGGTTTCCACCCTAATTTAGAGGGAGGTTTATTTCCTCCCTTATTAGCATTCCAACCTATATTTTTTTTCGGTCGCAGAAGTTCTTCTTGCTTATAGCAATTTTCTTCAGTATCACTTATTAATATAGTTTGAATCACGGTGTCTTTATATTTGTTGAGAATTCTACCGAAATAAGGATTTTTGTCATTACGGTTCTTTGAAGCATTTCGGTGCTCATTAAGTCGTCGGATTGGATTATTTGTTACGCCGATGTATCCTTCTTTGGTATAATCAGTATGCTCTGGTAAATGAATCCAGTACAAATAATGCGTATAAATAGTCATGCTGATAGCTCCTCTTAGCATTAGAGTAGTTGGGTATTTGCAGTTCCGCGACCCTCATTTTTATTTATACCAAATGTATTGATATATTATAAACTATCATGCATAATAAGTTATACAAGGATTATGTAAATGTTAAACAAAATCAAAAATTTATTCAAGAAACCAGAGCCGCCTAAGCCTGAACCTGTAGCTGAAAAGCCCAAAAAGCCTAAACAGCCAAAAAAGCAAAAAGAGGTTACATTAAGTGAAAAGGAAAAGGCTACACAACAGGGTGAACCTTATATTGCCATTTTAAAAGTAGAAGTCAGTCCTGACGATTTGGGAAATGGTAGTTTTGAACTAGATTGGAATGACAAGTTTGTAGTTAATTTAGTCAAACAAGGGTATAAGATTAAACAGACTGATACAGACGCAGAGATCGTAGATCGCTGGTTCCAAACTGTATGCCGTAATATTGCATTAGAAATTTATGAACAAGATCAAGCCGACCCCTCAAATCGGGATATGATCAGTGACATGCGAGTTATAAGAAGTAGAGATATTGGAAACGGACGCTCAGAAGTCAGTTAAATCAATAACTTACGCTGGTTTAAAAACTTGACATTTATTTTTTAGTTAGTTATAATATACGTAGTTTTTAACAAAAGCCGTATATTCGGCAAGGCAAAGTATGAAATTAAAAATTCCTAAAGGTCAAGCAGTAAATATTTCTAAAATCTACAATGCAGTAGATAACAAGAATCTTAAACAGCGAAAACCAAAAAAGATAACCAGTCTTATTGATTTGGCTGAACAAAATAAACAAATTATGGATGCCATCAATAATCTTAAGGCACAGAATGTGCAATTTAGTATTAATGATTTTGGTAAATCTGGATACGTGACAATTGGTGATGTATTGTTTGACGAGATCGCACAGCGTGATTTACTATTAGATCATATCGCAAAGATTATAACCGTTTTTAATCCATCACTGACAAGTCCTGTTTTTCTTGCCGATGTTAAAGGTGACCTTTTTAATTTTGACACAATGCACGGTATTTGTAATTTTGCGTTGTTTTGTAAACATGGTCTTATCAAAGAAGTTGACCCTAAAAATTGGTTAAAAGCGAAGTATGCATCATATACGATTCCAAATGCAAGTGCAGGTTTGCCTGCATATAGTGCATTGTCACGTAACGGTTTAGGTCAAAAGAAATGGACTAGCTTTGACCAACATAAAACTAAAGTAGGCCTTGCTCGACAATATCCCACTCATTATGGAAAAATGTTTGAGGAGAATGTTGTGCTACAAGACCTTTGTGAAAAATACGAGGCTATTCCTGTTAGCCCACAAAGTGTTTATAAAGGTAAAGCCGGTACTATTAGTTCAGTGCAAGCATTGTACAAATACGATTATTATCAAGTAGAATTTGCATTAGAACGACATAAAGCACATTGGCATGGCACGCATCTTGATGATGCTGCTTATGGTTTTTATGGCAATATGATTAGTTATGGTAAAAGTATTGGTTGGACTAAAAAACAATTAAACAAACTTTCAGACCATTTAAATGCAATTGTTTTTGATTTTTTCACTGACCTTGCTGGTGCTCGCATTGTAGTAGTTAATACACATGAAAAATGGTTCAGAGCATGTAATCCATTAGCTAAAAAAATTCCCAATCCTACAGATGATTGCTTTTTAGCTATTATGCAAAAGATTTATTTAAAATTAAATGGTAATTGTCAAGTAACTAGTCATGCTTATAACTATGTTCATAATAACAAGGATATTTACGATTATTTACCTGACGAAATTAAAAATAAGGTAGATGAATATGTCCAAAATAATATTACCTGGTGAGTGTTCTTGGTTTTATCTAATTGAGTTGTGGCATAATAATATCAAAGGATTTGGTATTACCAATAACTTAGAACGTAGATTGACCAAAGGATATTGCTATCCTTCTGCATCAATACAAAAGTTCTGTCATTTATACTACGGTAAACAATCACAAATTAGAGCATTAGAACGTTGGTTTAAAAATGAATATCGTAGTGAATTATTGGTTCTGATTAACAAAAAATTAGAATGGATTGACCCAAATAGTGAACTTAATAATTTACAAGAAATGATCAATGTTATTGAAGAAAGAATGGTTGCCAGTGAATATAATGAAATTTATAGGGTAAAATCAAAACACTTGCCCTATCAACCCAGTAAATATTTTACCGATATCAAAGAAAAACCTGATTATTTTTTACAAAAAATAGTTTGACATTGCCCAAAATTTAGTATAATATACACATATTATGAAATACGCATTAATTGATACAGCAAATACATTCTTCCGTGCCCGACATATTGCCAGTCGCAATACTGAAACATGGGAAAAGGTTGGAATGGCATTACATCTTACACTAAGTAGTGTCAATCAAGCAGTAAAACGATTTGGCATTGACCATGTTGTGTTCTGTCTTGAGGGTCGTAGCTGGCGTAAAGATTACTATAAGCCCTACAAGGCTAATCGTAAACTTGACGAAAGTGCTATGACTGAAAGTGAGATTGAAGAAAACAAGATGTTTTGGGAAACATATGAAATGTTTACCAATTACTTGCGTGAGAAAACTAATACTAGTGTGTTGCGTCATCCTAATGGTGAGGCTGACGATATGATTGCGCGTTTTATCGCATTACACCCAGATGATGAACATGTTATTATCAGTAGCGATACTGACTATGTACAATTGATTAATGAGCGTGTTACACAATATAATGGCGTAAGCAATCAATATATTACACTTGAAGGCTATCACGATGAGAAAGGACGACTCATTGTTGACAAGAAAACAAAAGAGCCAAAACTATTAGGTGACCCACAATTTTTACTATTTGAAAAGTGTATGCGCGGTGACAGCACTGACAACGTGTTTAGTGCATATCCAGGTGTACGTACTAAAGGTAGCAAAAACAAAATTGGATTGATTGAGGCATATGCTGATCGTCATAAGCAAGGTTTCAATTGGAACAATATGATGCTACAGCGTTGGTCTGATCACGATGGTGTTGAGCATCGTGTGCGTGATGATTATGAACGTAATCGTGTGTTAATTGATTTAACCGCACAACCTGACGAGTTTAAGGTGTTGTTTGATGAAACAATTAAGAATGATGTACGCACAACCACAGTACCTCAAGTGGGTGTACATTTTATGCGATTCTGTGGCAAGTACGAATTAAACAAAATTAGCGAACAATCAGATACGTTTGCTAAATGGTTAAACTCTCCATATATAGGTATATTACATGAGTAAATATTTTTGTAAAGATTGTAAGTACGGCAAAATTCCTTTTATGACTAAGTTTGGCAACATACTATTTTTTGCTAAAGATGAAGATTTTGAATATGTATGTACAAGAACTAATGCTACCCCTGTTGTTACACATAGCCCTGTAGTTGGCACAGTTGTTGAAAAACCTAATAGAAACTATGAAAAGTGTTATAACGAACGAGCAGAAAGATTTATAGGAGAAAAAGATAAATGTGGACCTAAGGGTAAATACTGGACTCCAAAAAATAAAAATGATTTATTCAAATATTTAAAGAAAATTTAGTGTATGATTAGTTATTTTGACGATTTTTTACTAGGTACTCAATTTGTCCCGCTTAATCAAAAAATGCTTAAGCGTTATAAACACGGGTTACGTCAGGATATAGGACATACAAATTTTCCTTCTGAAAATCAAGCAGTTAGAATTAGAACGTCTAGCAATGATCACGATTATACTGAAAGTAAAGTTTTGCTAGGTATTGAGATTGTTCCTGCAATAGAAAAAATGCGTGAGACATTATTGACTTTAGGTTATGTTGATCCAATGGCATATAGTGTTTGGTATCAATATGGCGATAAAAATCATTTAGTTGGAAAACATTTTGATGGTATTGTGCGTAACAGTACACCTGAAAAAAGTCTATCAACTTTTTTATACACTCACAATTATTGGGAAGATGATTGGGGCGGTGAGTTTTGTGTTAATAGCGCAGAAGTATTACCTAAACCCAATAGATTGATTGTTTATTCACGTGATGAAGAACATTGGATAAACAAAATTAAACACACATTAGAGCATAATTATATGCGTATGTTTTTTGGAGTTAGTTGGAGTACACAATGATACTTGTAGCAAAACCAATTATTAAAGATCAGTATTGGGTAGTTACCGACGGTGAAAAGAAAGTAGGCAATGTAACTGCCAATAATGCAGGTTATGAAGTAAAGTTAAATGACAATTTTTTACAATTTAACAATACTGAAGAAATTAAAGAAAAAGTAAAAATTCGTTTTGAACCAATTAAAACTAATAATAGTAAAGTAGAAATGCCCTACCCAGAGTATCCTACTCCAGAAAAAGTCTATAATTCAGTATTTGATATCAAACGTAAGTTACATTTGTTCACAACCGAAGAAAAAAGTAAATGTTTGCAGGCTGCAGGATACTTTGTAGTGGAACAAAATGGTGTAAAAGAGGTACAATTCTGTCCAAAATACATTTTTATTCAACGATATCCTTATAAAGGACCCTATAAAACTGAAATTGAAGCCTTGGCACATATAAATACACAATGATTCACGTTAAAAATTTCATGGATAAAGTCTCATTACTAGAAAGCAAACGAACAAAAGATTTAGTAATGCCTATGACTGATGCTAGGGGATTGCGTGATGAAATTATGTCAATATTAATTGACTTACATAATTTAAAAAACAATATAGATGACAAGGTTTTACAGGTTGAAATTAAAGGCGGTACGTTTAAGTGAGCAGAACTCAGCCAAAAGTCATATTAGAGTATGTAGATAAAAATACATATAAGACTGAACAGATCGTTGAAGCCAGCGGTATTTGGTCTGTGTATTATGACGATCAGCCTATTAATTTAAAAAGTAGTCATTATCTTAACAATGATAATGCGCCAAAATATAAAAAGACTAGTTTTAGCAATCCAGGTCATGCTAGAAACCTATGTAGAAAACTTAACGCGCTATTTAAGACAGATAAGTTTTCAGTCGTTTTCTTAACGACAGGTAGGCGCGTATACCCTGATGAGTAACCAGAATACTTTAAAACATCAATTAGTAGCAGCAATATTTGATCAACTGCCAAGCGATCAACGGCCACCCAAAACAATAGATAAAATGGTATTCAGTTGGTTTGAAACTGGACGTCAGGGTAATAGTCTACGATTAACACTTGAGGGGAAAAGATATTTTGACATTGCGTGTATTGAAAGTTATAGTTATCCAATTTTTGATAGAGATGTCAATACTTTATTAAATACAAAATATTTAGACGATTATTGGATTAATAAATTTACTTTAAGTTGTGGACGTTTTTTGCGCTGCCCATATCATATTGGTGATCAAAAAGTAACAGTATATGATGGCAAGGTTGCCATGATGATAGGGTTATATGGCGGCACATTAATAGATTATTTGATATCACAGGAGCAAATCTATGACAGACAAAAAGAACAAGGGTATTCCAACACAGAAGACGGGATTTAACCCAAACAATTTTAAACAAGGTAAAGGTCCAAAACCTAGTAAAGGATTTGGCAAACCAACAGTTCGTAAAACAGGAAGAGGACGATAATGACTGACGTAACCCAAAATGAACAATCACAACAAATTCAAACAACTGAAGTAAACTGTGATTTTTGTAGTAAACCACAAAGCGAAGTTTTTCGTTTGGTAACAAATGAAAAGGGCATTGCCATTTGTAATGAATGTGTGGCAGTTTGTGTTAATATCATAAACCAAGCAATTGACGACACAAAGTTACCACAAGTAAAGTTCCATAGTTAGTTGATTTATTGATAATAGTAGCATATAATAGAAATCTATTTGGTTATTTTGGGTTTTTATGAAAAAGCTAGTTATTTTTGGGTTAACCGTTCTAGTAGGATGCGGGGGCGGTGGCAGTAATAATACCACAACTCCTGTTAGTAAACAGGGAGTAACCTCAACTACCACTACTGTAGCTACTAGCACAAACAATATGGTGTCTACTACTGTGCCTACTGTATCAGTACCCACAGATGTTTCACAAATAAGTTATCCCTCAAGTTATCAAAACACTGTTACATTAGTTGATGCAAATGCATTTTGCGATATTGATAATAGTGTAGTAACTTATCCGCTAAGTTGGAATGGACCTCAAACTTTACCATATGTAACCGGCAATTCATTAAATAAGAATTTACTTAGATCAATTGTTGTAAACGATATTACACCAAAAACAACATATACAAGTAATACATCGATAACAACTTCCTGTCCAACACCAGACAATGTAACAGAATTTAGCCGAACAGTTACAAGATTAAAATCATTAGGTGTTGATGTAGTTCAAATTGCACGTTATTACAATGCAATTCAAAATAATGATGGAAGTTATACTTTTACACCTGATACTAAAAACTCATTAAGTGATTCTGAATTTGCAAGCGAGGTTAACATTGCACACGCGGCAGGAATTAAAGTCCAAGTTACAAATGCAATTTTATGCTGTGTTAATTCTAACGGGCAAAACATTTCAACACCTGCAGGTAATACACAGAATTATAGTTATTGGCTAAATTCTTTACAAACTTATATGGTAAATCAAGCCAATACAATGCAATCACTTAATGTTGATATTTGGCAAATGGATTGTCCATGTTTGTATAGTGATAAAGGTGATGGTAGCACGCAATCAATTCAACAATTTGTTACTGCATACGAAAATATAATTAAATCCGTATCATCAGTATACACTGGTAAAAAGTTTGTTGTAGATAATAGCTTGTTAGACAATTCTGCTTATATTTTATCCAAAATTGATTATGTTATGGCATATGCAAATTATCCATATTGGATAAGTAATCCTGCAAGTACAGATAGCAATTTAACAGTTGATACGGTTAAACAAGATTACGCAACTGCATATATGGTTTCCAATTGGACTGATTTATCGGCAAAATATAACAAGCCACTTATAATATATGGAGACGTACAATCACGTAAAAATTATCTATCTCAACCAGGTTACATGGAAGAATACATGTGTGAAAATACCATTGGTGGGGTAACATTCCCAATGGGTACAACCAGCCCAACTGGTTCAAACACTTGCATTGAGTTAAATACTACTCCTGCATTTAATGAGCAAGCAATCATTATAGAAGCAATGTTGGAAACAATTAATTCGGCTACTCTTCCTACAGGATCAATTGTACAAATAGATGGATATTTTTCAGACGATTTTATGTCAATGAACGGGCCTACGTTTCCCGCAATAGGCAGAAGTATCAGAAATAAGCCTGCTGAAGGTATTGTAAAGCAATGGTTTATGCGGTAAACTGTAAGTCATTGATTTTGTTGGAAATTTAGTTCTTGCTTTTTGGATACAATTCTGTATAATAATATATACAGAGTAGAGATTAGGAGCACAATATGAATTGGGACTTAGAAGGCTTGATCGTCAGCGGTCATTACTTAAGTGAAATTTTTGTACGTGGCAAAGTAACGTTAAGTCGTGTTGCTTATGGTGGTGACATTCATCATCACGTTAAATTAGATAAGCCCATAAACGTTTACGGGGCAATCCGCGATACTGTTATTCTCGACCATAAACAAATCACACAAGTGTCCAGTCACTAAAGGATGTTGTTATGTCGCAAGTTAAAAACGGTGTACATATTAATTTTCCTACTGATGATGTATTTGCTGCCGCCTGTGCTGCGTTTCGTATTAATGGCGCGTATCAAAAAGATACAGTCTTTGACGATAAAGGCGAAGTTGTCAGTTATTCTAATCGCACAACTTTGGTTCGTTTACTTAGCGAAAACGTTGATAAAATTACCGATGAGGATCGCACACAAGGTAAACTTGTGCGACAATATTATAAAGGACTTACTTTTAAAATATTAGGTGACAAATATGTAAGTGATTTTGATAGAACAGCAATTGAATGTGCTAGTCTTGAAAAAATAGAAGGGCATTTACAAGTTAGTGTAATTGCGTCATTACCAAAATGTTATATAGCATCTAAACAGCGTGATAATGCTGAAATAAAATTACTTAATGCTACAATTGAACATATTGGAAAAATAGGTGATAGAGTAACATTAGGCATTGAGGTAGTTAGAAGTATATACTCACGTAATTATAATAGGTATTATATTACCGCTATTACAGATGATAATAAAACTGTGTTTTTTAGTTATTCTAAAGCAGCCAAAATTGGCGATAAAATGAAAATTAAAGGAACAGTAAAATCGCATCGTGATACTGCATGTACACAATTAAACCGTGTTAAAGTTATTGATAACATTTA